CACGATCCGGTTCGGGTTTAAGCCCCGGATCGCGCTGTTGCGATTGTAGAAACGGGAGTTCCAGATTGCAAACACTGGCTGCTACAGCAAAGAAGATGGTCCGCTGGGACCGGGTGAGCACGCGCTTCGGCGGCTATCGGCTCAAGGACGCCACTCTGATGGACGAAACGCCGGCGGACCTGTCGGGCTATACCGACTGCACAACGGATGAGCAATTCGCTGATGAATTGGGCACGGCCCATCGCCTGCTTGGGTTAACGCAGTCGCCCGGTCTCTGGCTAGGCCTCATGGCGGCATCTGAAGCGGGTGTCCGCGTCATAGCGCTGCTGATGGACTGAAGAATGCGGAGCTGTTTTTGCGCGTGGATTGGTGACACTGGTTGAGAATGCGGCGATTGCGCCGCTACCTCTCCTGAAGCAATTCCTAAACTGCAAACTAAAGTTGCAATGTAATACCTTATCAGATAAGATTAAGTCTCAGTAGTTATTACATAAATCGCCCGCATGGCTAACCGAGGAAAGGTTGATGAATGCTCAAGACCGCAGTGCCGTTGTCTCGTTACTGAACTATCTCGCGACTAAATACCTGCACACCTCGAAAGAGGTCCGCACCGCTGCCGCTCACTTTAACGTGACCCTGACCACGCAGCACCAGAAGGCCGAGCGCCCTTTCTTCAACGCAGCTGACGATGCCCGTAACTTCGTGGTGGATGTGTTCCGCCCGAACGCTACCACCGTCCATGGCGAGCGCTTCGATTTCCACACTCAGGAAGAGGCCGATTTCTTCGCGGCCACCCAGCGCGGCGAAGTGCTGGTCGCGCATCAGACCTTCCTCATGCACAACGGCACGCCGGCCGCCGTCACCGAGTGGAACGGCACCACCTTCATCGACTGGAACGGCAAGACCGTCCGTTACGATGACGCTGACGACGCCCTGAAGGCTGCGGTTGACGGCAAGCTGGCCCCCGAGCCTGATGCTCTGCCCCTGAAGAAGGCGCGCGAGCTGTTCAAAGACTTTCACTCAATCGACGACGCGCACGCGGTTGGTAAGCGCTACGTCGTCGGCATCTGCATGGCGAGCTTTGAAGGCAAGCTCATCAAGCACGGCTCGTACTTCGAGCGTGAGCACGCTGTGGCGGCCATGAACATGATCCCCCAGACGCGCGGTATCGACATCGAGCGCTGCCAGCTGGTCGTACTGGCCCGCTAACCACTGCCCGCCCCGGTGCGCCGGGGCCAATAACAAGAGGATAACTCTGTGAATAAGACCGTATTTGCCCGCGCTCTGGCGCACGCACTGAACCAGAACTCCATCCCGCTGACCTGTCGCGAAGGCTGGAACGGCTTTACCGCCGGCCGCAACTATGAGGCTATCGCCTGCGGCGGGAACCTGAAGGCCGCTGATGACCACGGCCTCGATACCCTCATCACCGAAGCTGCGGCGCACTTCTTCGAGGTGGCTGACGGCACCGAACTGGCGGCCGAGCTGACCGAGGACGAGAAGCACGCGCGGTATCAGGTCGAGCTGGCCGGCAAGCTGCGGGACCGTCTGGCGCTGCTCGTGCCACCAGCCGAACCGTTCGTGAAAGGTGAGGTGCTGATGTGGAAGCCGGGCCTCTGCAATCGGCGCATCCCGTCCGAAGGCGCGCTCATGATTACGATCGAGACGCTGGCCGAGCCTATGACGCCTGATGAGTCCACCAGCACGCCGGCAGGCCATGAGCTGTTAGACCTGAAGGTGGCGGCCATCGCCCGGAACAGCGGCCGTGAGGATGATAACTGCCTCGTTGAGCTGGTAGTGGACAGCCGCCGCGTGCAGCGCTGGACGGCCCAATGAGCCGCGCCAAGAAGCCCTCTCCGGTGGTCATGGTGGATCTGGAGGACAAGGGGCAGGACTTCACCGTCTGGTACGTTCAGGACGGCAAGGTCATCGACTGCGAGCCATGCCAGCAGCGTGTGTGGGTGAACACGAAAGTATGCGCCGCCCCTAAGGTGGGCGAGCCACTGCGCATCTTCACCGTGCATAGCCGCAACTACACGACGCTCGCCTACCTGCCGACTGAAGTGCGGGTGCTGGATGAGGATCAGGCCGCCGAGGTGCGTGCCCGGTACCGCGATTTCATGAAAGAGCTTTTGTCCGAATAACTTTGCCGGCCGCCGCCGCGCGGCCTGAGGAATGATTGTGAGTATGACCGTAAGTGAATTGGCCCTGCGCCTGGGCCGAGCTGGTGAACCAAGGGCACGGCGAGAACCTGATCGCCATCGACACCCACCAGCCGATGCTCGTTGGCCGCGCTACCCATGTGAGCGTGAGCAACGTCGTTGCCGGCAAAGACTGGAACCATGGCGCGTGCCTGCTGTGGCCGTCCGAGCTGCTTATCCCTGTGTCTGCTACCGTACCTATGGTGGATAACAGCCTCATCACGGCAGCGGCCGTAGAGCGCGACGACGAAGGCCTGTGGTCGCACCCTGCTTATCCGGAGGGCATCGAGAGCGCCGAAGAGCTGAACGAGTGGTTCGCTCTGCATAACCTGACCTACACGACGAACTACCTGCTGCCCCCTGAGGGGAGCGACACGGACGACTACGCGCAATGGGAGCTGCGCCAGCCGGCCGGCAATGGCTGGTTCCTGTGGGAAATCCGTCTCAACCAATCAGACGAGCCGATCGCCGTCTGGGCACACAACCTCTAACTGACAGCGAGACTACCTATGACCAGCCGCAATCAACGCTTTTTCGACCTGAACCGCCCCGACCTGCGCCGCGATATGTGGCCTGGGTATCTTCGTGGTCTTCGTCGCCTTTTGGCTACCGTCAGTGTTGCGAATTTGCAGCTATCACCTGAACTACACACCGCCCCTCCTGCGGAGGCACTGGAGAACCTATGAGCATCAACCAATCATCACCGCTGTACAGATCCGCGACTACGTGAAGGCGCAGGGCGCATCCCTGAAGCGGCACCGGGCCTCAAGATGCTGGTGCAGGCCGCCGCGCAGATCGACATGCTCTCTTCCGCTGCCGTGAAGTGGCAGGACCAGTCCGCCCGGATTGATGACCTGAACGAGATCGTGGTGGGCTATCAGGATGCGCAGGAGAACACCCGCGCCCTGACCCGCCAGCTGGACGTGATCCTGAATGGCGAGGACGGCGCGGCCGAACAGGCAGCGCTGGCGGACATCGTGAGCCAGCTCCGCGACGGAGGCTGGAAGCTGGTGCAGGCCGGCGAGCATCCGGGCGAGGACGTGAAGCCGTCGCACGACATGCAGCAGCTGGTGGATGAGGCCTGTGTGATGTTCGGCATCGAGAGCTATGCCGCGTTCCTGCCGAAGCTGGCCGACGTGCAGGAGCTGATGACCCGCCAGAACGACGGCCTGATGCAGCGTGACCGCCAGCTGGAAGCGCTCGATCGCCAGCTCATCGAGGCGAAGGATAACCACCAGCAGGCGAAGGTGGACTATTCGCGCCTTCACGCCCTGCTGGACACGATCTGCGAAAAGACCACGGTACCGGACATCCGCTTCGACCAGCTGCCGCGCGCCATCGAGGTATCGTTCGCGCTGTTCAACGACACGCTGGAGGCCGCCGGCGTGGATGCGCAGGACGCGGACGATCTGCCGGAGACGGTGCGCGGCCTGAAGGAGAGCCACCGCACGGCCGTGTCGCAGCGTGACGATGCGCGGAGCAACGTGGATGAGCTGCGCGCCGCCATGAGGCGTGTGGCGCTGACGCTGGGCCTGACTGACCCGAGCGTGCAGGACGTGCTGGACGCTATCGAGAGCCTGCTGGGTTCCGACAACGTGACGACGCCGGCCGCCGATGAGAGCTGGCTGAACGAGGCGATCGACCTGTGCCACGCCGTCGCCGGCGACCTGTCCCGCGAGAACGCCATCATGGCCCGCGCCGCCCGTAACCTGATCCAGACTGCCCCACGAGGTGAGCATGAGTAACCAGAGACGTCAGACCAACCAGACCAAACCCGGCGGCGGCCGCAAGAAAACGTCGATCGGCATCGCCCGCGAGGAAGCTCTGGCCGCCGGCATGAGCCACTTCAACGGCAGTGTGTGCAGCGTGGACCCGCGCCACGGCACCATTCGCCGTGTGAGTAACAACACCTGCGTCGTGTGCTCCACCCAGCACAACAAGGACCGCCGGGACCGGGAACGCATCAACCGGCCGCGCAACACCCGCTCAGTGCGCGTGAACATGAGCGAGCCGGGCTTCTGCTGGCCGGTGACGGTGATTGGCGACCCTGACCGCGTGAGGAACGAGCGATGATCGAGACGATTGCAGGGTGGATGCTGGTCATCGCCATCTGCGGGCCGGCACCGGACGATTGCCGCGACGAGCCGGTGGACGATTATTTCTACTCCACGAAGGCCATGTGCGAGAACCTGAGCGGCAAGGCGACCACGGACCCGGACGCGGTGTGCGTGCCGGTGGAGATAACCCGCCGCGTGGAGGCACCATGAGCGCCGGCACCGGGTACGACTATGTGAAGGCCCACCGGCAGAAGCGCCTGGCCGCCGGCGACAAGCAGCTGAACACATGGATGGTGAAGGTTGCCGCCGATGCGATGCAGGAGCTGCTGGACGCCACGGACCTGACCCGCGAAGAGATCGTAGCGAAGGCGCTGCTGATGTACCGGGACGAACGCCTGAAGAAATAGGGCCAGACCTACCAACCGAACCAGCCGCTGTGCGAAGCCTCCGGGCCGCAGCGGCTTTTTCTCGCCTGTACCCATCCACACCTACACCAAAACGAAAAGAGCGCCCTGACGGCGCTCCTGTTGCGTTTAATGATCCGTGCTTACTTCATCGCCAGAATGGTGCGCATTGCGGCCACCAGCGGCTTGCTGTCGTAGCAGATGCGGGCCTCGCAGCGTGCGGACCCTTCAGCGGCGTTGCGAGGGCGTGGCACCAGCGGCTCTGCGTGCCAGATGTGGCCATCGTAGCGGAGCGAGACGCCGAAGCGCTCCAGCAGCGGCCCGCCGTCCCCCCAGCTGTTGCAGAAGTCGAACTCCACGCGCTTCCCGTCGCGAACGCCTACCACCACCTCTGCAAGGTCCGTCTGGTCGTTCTCGATGATGGGATAGCGCAGCATGGCCGCGATGCGGTGATTGATTTCCTTCTCGGTCATTCAGCTGCCTCCGGCACCGGGGCGGCATCGTCCGGCTTCTCGTCCTTCGCGAAGTGCGCCTCTGCCTCGGCCACCATGGCCGCCTTGCGATCCTCGAACTGCTGCCGGGCGCGTGCCGCCGCCTCGATGCGGTCCTTCTCGTTCTGCTCGGCGCGCTCTGCGAGGTTTTCGGCCAGCTGGCGCAGGTTCGCGGCCATGCGCTCGCGGTTCGCCTCCAGCTGCTCGGGCGTGAACTCTTCGCCGGCCGGCCCCTCGATCGCGAGAACCGGCTCAGGGCGAGCTGGTGGAAGCAGGCCAATGGTCCGGGCCTTCTCGACGGCCGCGAGGCGCATCTTCGGATCCCAGCCGGCGGACACTTCGAAGTGCGGCTCCTTTCCCTCGATGCGGGCCTGCTCCACCAGCCGCTCGTATGCCGGCAGGAAGGCCATGCGCGCGCCTACCTTGTCGCCAGCCTCGAACAGCGGCCGGGCAACTTCCCACGCCTTCGCGGTCTCTGGCGTCCAGACGACGGTGGCGCTTTCGTCCGCTGCCGGGATGGCCTGCGCCCATGCTTCGTTGGCAGAGAGCCAGCGCGCCCGGCTGCTGCCGTGGGTGTACTCAATCGTGCGGATGATTTCGGCCGGCTTCGGCATGAACTGGCCGTGCTCCGGATCCTTTACCCAGCGGTCCAGCGCCTGCCGGACGTGCTCCAGCGAGTGAGCGCCCAGCGCCGCGAAGTACAGGCGCAACAGCGGCTGGGTGGCATCCCTACCGTACAGGGCCATGACGGCCCCCATGATTTCCGCGAACTCGCGCTTATCACCCTCAACCATTGCGCTGGCCCCCGTTCACGAACTCTTCGATCGCGGAGCGATTGCGCGTCTCCAGCTGCTGCTGCCGGCCGCCGCTCTGCTGGTTCTTCAGCTCGAACACACCGCGCCAGTTGTTCATCACCGACTGTTCGAGGACTGCGCCCGGCGGGTGGCCCTGTGCAGCCAGCTCGCCCAGCTTCTTGATGATGAGCTTCGCAGCTGCCGGGGTGAGCTTGCCTTTGCTACCCATGGCCTTCCGCATTTCCACGAACGCGACCCATGCCTCTGCCGGGATCCACTCAGGGAGAGCGCCCAGCTCTGCCGTGTTGCTGGTGGATGCCTTCTGTTTCTGTTTTGACAACACCGCAGGCACGCTTTCGGCCGCCCCGCCTTGTTGAGAAGTCTCTGCTGTAATCTCTGTAGTAGTCTCTGTTGTAATCTCTGTAAGAAGAACAGGGCAATTTGCCCTCTTCACATCAGGGCAATCTGCCCCCGTCGATTGGTGCATTTTGCCCTCTTCAGATGATGGTGCTTTTGCCCTCTTCGATGAGGGCAAATTGCCCTCTTCGGTCAGGGCAGGATGCTCGAACTCTATCGTGTAGAAATTCGTGTGGTTTCTCTGGGATTTCTGGAGCTTTTCGGCAATCACGATGCCCTGTTTCGTCAGGACGGTAAGCGCCCGTTTCACGGTGTCCACGGACCAGAAAGGGAACTGCTTCGCCCACTGGTCGTGGGTGTTGTAGACCCAGCGCCGGCCGTTCACCTCGATCCCGCTTTCGGTCTCGGTGAGCCAGTAATTCAGTTGCTGGAGCACGATGGCCTCGTTCAGGCCGATACGCTCGGCCAGCTCCGGATTGATGACCAGCGGGCGGAACTTGAACAGCAGGCTCATAAGCGCGCCTCCGAAGCCCAATCGAGGAAGGCGTAAAGGCGGTCTGGGTGGCCGATGAGCCACGCCAGCCCGAACAGGACTATGCCCAGCAGCAGGGTTTTCATGCGCATTCCTTACCGGCACCGGCCGGCTTATTGTCGTTGGCGTGCGTCAGCAGCTGCGCGGCACCGGCCACCAGCTCGACGTCGTTGCGGGGGTTCTCGTTGCCCCAGTGGTGCCAGCCGGGGGCATCGCCCCGACTGAACAGCTCGATGCGGGAAATGTCCGGGCCATAGAGGCGATCGAGGCGCTGGCGCACCTCATCAGGCTTCGCGCTGTGCCGGCCGATCGGCGCGTAGACCATCTGCTTCACGTTGCCGGCCAGCCGCTCCAGCCCACGGCCGCGAACGGCCACCAGCACGTCCTCGCTGTTGGCGCGGGTGTAGTTCCCGAGGCCCATCTTCGTTTTGTCGTTCAGCAGCTGCATGAAGGCGGCGAAGTCGGGCACCTTGCCGGCGGCCAGCGCCGTGGTGATGTCGCGTTCGGCCATCTGGTTGAGCTTCGCCCATGTGAACAGCTTCATGTTCCGGACCTTGAAGCCCCACGCTTCGGCCAGTGCGCGCGCCTCGCGCTCCATCGGGCCAACCCACCACATCGCGAGCACGCAATCGTCAGCGGCCAGATCCCAAACAGGGAGGCGCTTCAGCTGCTCCAGCGTCATGGTCGGGTAGTGATTGTCAGCCTTCGCCCGGGTGCCTTTGTTGTCGTAGGACCAGCAGGGATCGGCGTAGATGAGTTGGTAAGGGCCGCTCATGGCTGCACCTCGCTGGCCGGCTCTTCGTACAGGAGCGAGGCATCGTAGAGGTGTTCGAGCGGCCAGCAGTCGAGACGCCAGTACCATGGCGAGTCGCCATGCAGCTGAACGTACCGCCCGAGGGCGCGGTGGATTTCGCGGCTGGTGAGCGGTTCCCCTGTCCGTTCGTAGACCGCCATCATGTAGGCGTGGACGCGGGGCGCGGGATCGGGAAGGTCCGAGGGATCGCCGGCAACGGGTATGAGGCGAGCGTTCAGCTCGAATGGTTTAACACCCTGCGGGCAACGAAAGCCGCGCGGTAGAACGTGGTCGAACATTCCTTTCATGAAATACTCACAATAAAAAACCGCCGTGCTGCGTAGTGGTGAGACTCCCGGCAAAACCGTATCGACAAAACTGCCGGTTTTACTGGGACACTACGCAGCGCGGCGGCTACTGGTGTCGATATTAGCACAATCAGGGTGGGTGTCTCACGCCCCAGCGCAAAAAGTTACTTCACGCTGATTCCCGACTGTGGCGGTTGTGACCCGGCCATGCCGAATCACTCATTGCGATCCTGCCTCATGTGTTATCGTTTTGACAACACCCGAGTCACGAAAAGGCTTCAAAGCGCCAGCCGCCGCCGTCCGCCTTCTTCACCTTCTGCACGGCGATGAAGCGGAACGGATAGAGATCGGCCGCGACCTTGATTTTCACGCGGGCATCGTCGGTCCAGAAGCCTTTCACCTCGTGGGCCTCCAGCTGGCCGTTCGCGAGCATGACGAAATAGTCGCAGGTGTAGAAGGTGTTGTCAGCCAGACGGAGCTTCACGCCCTCGAACTTGTACCAGAGGATTTCCCCGACGTGCTTTCGCCACTCCAGATGGTCCTCGTAGGCCTGTTCGGTGTTGTTCTTCTCGCCCTGCTTCAGCCGGCCCAGCGCCTGCATTTTCTGCTTGCCGGCCGGCTTGACGGGTTTGTCTCCCTTCCTGCGCGCCTCGGCTTTGGCCTGTAGCTCCTTCAGCTGCTCTTCCGTCCAGTTCACTCGCGTTCCTCAACCCGGCACACGTCTGGCGCTACGCCAGCTGCGCCGGCGAAGGCCTTAATCACCGCTGTCTGCGGTTTGCGCTCGAAGTACACCACGCTCGGTGTGAGGCCGGGCAGCTGCACACGCCACGTCGCCCACTCCGGCCAGCCCGGACCTTCCTCTTCGGTGGTCACGCTGGCCTCGCTGGTGGACGCGCCACCGGCTGTTGTCTTTTTGTCACCATCGGGGAGATTTGACAACACCGCCGGCAAGCCATGCTCTTCTACGGCGCTGGCAAGCCAGCTGATGTTCTGCCATGTCCCGTCGCGGAGCGCTTTCTGGATGGCCTCCTGGGCCTGCTTCTGGAAGTCGGTCATGCTGCCCCCTCAGTCGGGCGCGACTGCACGGCCGCCAGACACTTGGTGTGATGGAAGTGGGCCATTTCAGCGCGGCTCGGCTTCTTATCGACGTAGTGGAAGTTGATGCCGCCCAGCGCGTCGGAGTGGTAGCGGATGCGGAACGCCTTATCGGCCTGTTCCCACGGTGCGGAGATCGCCGGCTGCGAGACGTCGCGGCCCACCAGCTCAGGCTCTGGCGCTTTGGCTTGGTGAACCACGGTCGATGCCGGCAGCGGCGCGGGCTGTTCCGCCGGTTTGGCCGGCCGGCTGTAGCCCTTGCGGTAGCTGTCTGTGATGCCCTGCCAGTCACCCCGGATCCACTCGTTCAGGTGGACATAGTGGCTCTGGCTGGCGAACAGGGCGAAATGCTCGTCAAACTCGTCCTGTGTCGGCGCGTTCGCGAAGTGGACGATGTAGCTGTTCTCTTCGCGCTTCTGGCGATCGAGCACGACAATCTGCCAGTCATAGCCGGGGATGTGCTCGCGGTCGCTGGTGCGGATCGGCGGCGGGGCATACTTGGCCGGGCGCGCTGGCGCAGGTTCGGCCGGTGCCGGCGCGAAGGTGAACTCACGGCGGGCCGGTTTCACTTTGGTGTCCGGGCTGTCCGTCACCACCACGAGGCCATTACCACGGCTCATGGCTTCTTCGAGCACGGCAGCGGCTGACTGCGGCTGCTCAGGTTCGGGGGCGACGGCCTTTTCAACCTCGCGGCCGATGAATGCCGGGATTTCCAGATCGACGGGACCGGGCGCGCGCTCGATGGTCTGCGGCTGGGCTTCGGCAGCGGTCTCGCTGGTGGCCTTATCCCACGGCGTTGGCTCTGCCGGCGTGTCCGGGCCGGCGTGATCCGCCACAAAGTCATAGAGGTCGAGGAAAGCGCCACCCTCTTTGGTGGTCATCTTTTTGCCCGTCAGCTTGTTGAACATGGCGACGGTCTTTTTCAGTACGAACTCGTGTTTAGTGCCTTCCACTTTCCTTTCCTCGTTGGTTGATTAACGGCATTTCATGACGAAGCCGCTGTCTACGGCGTCGTCCGGGTTTTCTAAATCTGCGATCATGTCGGCCGCGACTGCGCGCATGGCCTCTTTTGCCTGTTCGGCAGAGATGGGGCGGCGGCTGTGCCAGCTGCTTTCCAGCCGGGAGCCGTCCTTCATGTAGATCACCGCGTCACCCCACCAGACGACGGCCTTGCGCGGCAGCTGCCGCAAACTCGGTGTGACGATCGGGTGTTTCCACCCATCGCGCCACGTAACTGTTACTGCCACATACTCCCCTTAGGCGGCGTTGCTCGCTGCCCAGATGACGAAGCCGGCCGTCCAGAGGGACACCAGCAGGAACGACAGGACCAGCAGCCGGCCGATTGCCGTGCTGAAGGTGGTGTAGCCGTGAATGACGTCGCCCACGATCCGCACCGGGTTCAGGACGGTCAGCCAGAAGCTCGCCTCTTCGGTCCACTTCGCCGGCGGCTCGTGCCGGCCGTGCCGGGTGCCCGAGTGAGTCGGTTTGCCGAGCGGGAAGAAGTTGAATGCGACGGTGGCAACGGCACCGACAACGGCAGCGGTCATGAGAAGCGACATATCAGGCCTCCGGGTAATATTCGCTTCGATGGGCTGGCTTCTCCAGCAAACCCTCTTCCACGAGCTGATTGCAGATGCGACGCGCCTGCGGCTTGGTGATGCCGAAGTGCTTCGCGAGTTTCGCTATCGTTGTGCCCTCTCCGGAGCCGGCGATCCAGCCCCTTGCATCAGCTAAAAGCTGATCATCCTCAGATACTTGCACCGATGGTGCCCCCTTCAGGACGCTCAGGCTCTTGGCCGTCAGCGCCTGTAGCTGTTCCACAATTTCCCGAGCCTCTTCCACCTTGCGCGCGCTCCCCTGTTCGATGGTTTGCACGAGGTTTTGAAACTCGGCCCCCTGCATGTTCGTCGGAATGCCGACGACGTAGTGCAGATAAACCAGCCGGCGAACGTGCTCCGGCAGCGTGTCGCCTGTTTCGTAGCGCGAACCGCGTGATGTCGAATAGCCAACAGCGCCCCAGAAATCCTCCAGCCGCTCGTTGCGCGCCATCCGGAACGCCCGGATAGCTGAACCGTTGATTTCATTGGGTGATTTCAGTTCCATACCTTCGCCCCTGTTTCTAAAACGAAAACAATGTTCCCAAAAAAGGAACCACAAATCAACAACAGCGATTGCGTTTTGAAAACGGGGGCCATAAGCGTAGGGTCACAAGTGGCTTGAGCAGGAGGTTCTAGTGCCAGTGAACAAACGGTTCTTCATGGACCACATGGCCGATCGTCGTATGAGTTTACGCGAGGTCGCGAAGCAAATGGACGTCTGGCCGGCAGCGTTATCGCGCTCGCTGGACGGTAAACGCAAGATGCAGCTGCCAGAAGCGGTGAAGCTGGCGCAGGTTCTGCACATTCCGGTCACTGAAGTTCTGGCGAACGCCGGCATCGAGTCGGCCAAATCCACCAGCCGGCGTTGTGACGTTCTCGCCTATTACAACGGCGACGGTGAAATCATCTACGCAGAGAAAGACGCGATCGAGCGCATACCTATCCCTGATGGCGTGCCCGACGACGTGATTGCCGTTTCCTACCGCACCGCCGACTCACCGCTGGCATTCACTGACGGCTGGGTGACGTTCCTCGGGCCTCGGCAGGAGGCGAACGAGCTGCTGGGCCTCTACTGCGGCGTGCTCATCGAGGACGAACAGAAGATGCGCTTCGCCACGATCCGGCGCGGTTATGCCCCCGGTACGTTCAACCTCTTCGGCAACGGCAACTGGCGGCATGACAGCGCCCGGCTGACGTGGGCGCGGCGCTGCATCCTGACGATGCACTGAAAATACCGTTTGCAATTTAGAAACGCATAATCCTAAAATGAAAACGGCGAAGGGAAACTGACGCCGCTTAATTGTTGAACGTTCACCCTAATTCAGGGGAACGGGGGCCGGCTGTTGAGCCATCCAGCCGGCACGTTTTCAGGGCGCATGATGCGCCCCACGACTGAGACTTCCCGAAATTATGACTACCTCAAACCCGCGTTTCGTGGGGCTGAAAACCGGCGACAAGGTGCTGGTTGAAATGGAAATCGACGGCGGCTGGCGCTTCACCCGCCGCATCACGGTCGAGCAGACCGTTACCCGCATGATGAAAACCCAATTCACCACCAGCCGGGGCCAGCGCTTCATGATCGAGAGCGGCCGCGAGGTGGGCGGACGTCAGTACGGCGGCGCTTATGCCTACCCGGTCGGCTTCATGGTCGGGCAAGGCTGGGGCAAAGACCCGGTACCGATGGCGATCACGCCACCCGAGGAAGTTCGCGAGTGGAAAGAGCGCTGCGCCGTTGCGGCCGGCTTCGACACCCTCATCAGCAAGCTATCCCGGCAGTCGTCCCGCCGCCTCCAGCTCGTCCAGCAGGATCCCGAGCTGGTGGCGCAGCTGCGCGACGTGCTGCCTATCCTTCAGAACGTGCTCGCCAAGACCGGCGACTAACCAAGGAGACGCGATGCAATTCCAACTGAAGCAGTTCAACGACGTCCGCTATTCCCGCTGCGTCGAGGCCGCCCAGCTCGAAGTGACGGAGGATGACGGCAAGACCAGCATCCTGCTGTGGATGAGCCGCGACCACATCGAGAAGAACGTGTGCGACTTCGGGCCTCACCCTGATCTGCTGCTGGCCTACAAGCTGTATGGCCGGCCGCCTGAAATGCTGGTGGACATGTGGCGCTCACACGGCAGCGGCAAATGGCTCCGGCCGTGCGAGCCTGCCCGGTGCAGCCTCGGCTACTACGCCCACGTCGATTACCCCGGCCACCTTACCGACGAGGCGTTCAGCCGGTGGACGCAGCTCACAGGGCTGGAGTTCGCGGCCGCGTGGATGGAGAGCGATCCCGACGCCGAAGAGCTGATGAGGCGCTATGGCGCTGGCGACAACGACATACTGGCATGGGAACCGGCAAAGCCTGAGGGCGACGGCTGGTTCGTCGGTTCGATCCACGAGAGCGACGACGGCGGCCCGGTCTGCGTCTGGCTGCGTCACAAGGGTGCGCAGGCCTGATGAAAGAGGAACAGGGCCGCGCCGCTGTCTGGCAGCACGCTGAAGAGGCGGGCTTGCAGGACGACATCAAACGGATTGCGGCCGTGTTCCAGCTGGCAGACGTCGCGATATTCACACCGGGCAAGCTCACCTACCTGAACGAGCGCCCGGTCAAACCAAAACACACAGTCCGGCCATTCGAGAGCGACGTCATCGTGGACGTCGCAACCGGCCGGCTCATTCCGAGGAAAGGAAATGGCACAACGTAGAAACCCAGAAGCTCAGGCTCAGTCTTTTGCAGCGCGTTTTCCGGACAACACCCCTGTCTGGTATTACCCGATCAAGGGCGAGGACACCCGCCGCGCGACATGGATACGCGGGGAACCGTGGATCCTCGGGCACGGCGAGGTCGTCGTGAAGGTGAAGGACGTCACCGGCTGCGTCAGCATCGACCATATCGAGTTCCGCGAAGTGCGCGTCGAGGCGAACGCCACGCCTGAGGTCGCGCCGGCCGGCCCGAGCGAGCGCCTTGCCATCTACGCCTACTCGGCCAGCGTCTCATGCCCCCAGCACACAGCGCGCTGGGATGGCACGATCGAGCGGCCGCGCATCAAGAGCCACGCGGACTTTATCGAGGCACGTCAGGAGATTGCCCGCGACGGCATGGTGGCGGACCACATGACCATCCAGATCCAGCACCTGTCACTGGTCGGGTACACGCGCCACACCAAACGCAGCGAGCCGGCCGGCCAGCGGGCTACGCTGAAGTACACCGGCGAAGGCAACCTCTACGGCTGGGGCTTCTATGACGACGCCGGCAACGAGCTGGACGTCAGAGACGGTGCGATCGTCACCCTGCCGGCGGCAGCGCCTAAGGCTGGTGAATGATGGCCGCTATCAAAACGCACACCGGCATCGTGGTCCGGGCTTCTGGCCGCAAGCGCGTCCAGCTCCACCAAAGCGCTACCGCGTGGATCGCGCGCAGCAACGAATATTACTACCGCGACACCGGCGCGCGCGTGGGTGGCTATGGCCGTGGTCACATCGAGCTGGACAGCATCAGACCGATCGCGCCGGCAGCGGCGCAAGGCGGTGCAGCATGAACCCTAAGGCGATCAAGGTGACGGTGAGCGTCACCACCGACGAAGGCGAGAAACAGCTGCTCGACCTGACGCACGACTTCAGCGACGGCCGCACCGCCATGTACCTGCACACGAACAGCAGCGACCAGAAGGGCACCGCCGCCCTGATGCTGGCCGAGAACGCGCTGGGTAGCGCGCTGGGCGACGTGAAGAAGGCCATCGAGAACGCGCCGGGCATCCAGCGTTACGCGCCGATCCCTGAGCGCGAGTGGAACGGGAAGTTCGACGCATGAGGCGGCTACCTCGCCTCTGGCAGCTGCTGGGCGTCTGGTACTGCGGCGTGCCTCACCCCGTCACCCGCGTGCCACTCGTGCCGGTGTTCGGTTCGGGCAGCACGCCGGCCGAAGCCTACTGGGATTACGTCAGCACCCGCTGGCGCACCGCGCGGTCGATGGTGTTCCTCCGGAAGGAGGCCCGGAAGGCACCGCCGCCCGGACGCATCATTGTGACGTCCACCCCGGAGCCTGAGCCGGCCGCGATGGGCTGGTTCGCGCAGGCCTTCCACCGCTTCAAACGCCAGTAGGTTAGTCGGGGAGTTCACGGACTCCCCCTTTTCGTTCCGTTGCGGTCCTGTTAGGAGTGTTGTCAAAACAGTAACAGACCGAATCACTGGAGCATGGCATGAGCAAAAAGCGTTACCTCACTCAGGACGAAGTGGCCGACCGTTACCGGGGGCTGGTTTCCGTGCGGACGCTGGCGAACTGGCGGAGCCTGCGCATCGGCCCGAAGTTCACCAAGATCGGCAAGACGGTCCTGTATGAGGAAGGCGAGCTGGACGCATGGGACGAGCGCAACACCGTCAAATGCGCCGCGAGTGTACGAGAGTGAACGACTGGTGCCGCTGGTGCAGGTAGCGGGAATGTGGCTGAGTCTGATTTCAAACCGTCACCACCACCCGCCACCAGCTGAAACCCTTCTCGCTAAAAAGACAATGTTTTCTAAGTGCTTAGGTCAACAGTTAATCGTGTTCCACAATCACCCCAGCACCTATTTTTAGTTCACGCTCGTTCACGCTCAAACCCGCTGAAACGCTTACGTTTTCTGCCCTGTTGACTGGTAGCGGTTTCCGATCAATAAAACCAGTGCGCCGGCCATTCCGGCACCACTACCGGCACCAGTTAGCGATCGGCTATCACCCGCTAACCGCCACCAACAGAGGAAGCGATTTTGAAACGAGCGACAATGACCGCCGCTCTCGGCACCGACGCCGAACGGCACACCACCCCCCAGACTGACGCCAAGGCGTCCCGGCCGGCCGCACCGGCCACCAGCTCCACCAGTGCAGCGACGACAGGCCAGACGGCCGCCCCGCTTCAGGACAGCCAGCCGCTCGATCGCTGGCCGTTTTCGCGTAACGTTCGTGTTGTCGGAATGGCACCGGCCGTTGTGAAAGCGGAGGTGTGAGCCATGCCAGCGCTGACAGACGGACAGATCCGGAACGCTATCAAACGGGTTGAGAAGAGCCGGAAGCAGGCCACACTGGCCGATGGTGAAGGGCGCGGCGTCGGCCGCCTCGTGCTCATCATCAAGCCCATGCCTACCCGCGTCACGACGACGTGGTACGCGCAGCAGTGGCGCGACAATAAGCGCACCCTCTCGAAGATGGGCGACTACCCCCACATGACGCTGGCGAGCGCCCGCGAGGTGTTCGGCCGCGACTTCTCCACGGCCATCAACAAGGGTGCCTCGATCAAGGTGGCAGGCGGTGACAGCCGGCCGGGCACCGTTGGCGACCTGTTCGACGCCTACGTTGATAACCTGAAGGCTCAGGGGAAAATGAGCTTCGTGGAAGCGAAGAAGGGGCTGGATAAAATCACGGATGGTCTCGGCCGGAACCGCCTCGCCCGCGACATCGAGCCAGAGGACGTGCTGAACGTGCTCCGGCCCATCTTCGAGCGCGGCAAAAACTCCATGGCGGACCACGTTCGCTCCTACATCCGGGCGGCCTTCGCGTGGGGGCTGAAATCGGAGCTGGACTACCGCTCCAGCAGCCCGCGCCGGTTCAAGCTCATTCACAACCCGGCGGCCTCGATCCCCACCGAGCCTAAGGTGGTTGGCACGCGCTGGCTCAGTGAGGCGGACTACTGCCGCATGTGGGACTGGCTGGGAAACCCGGACAGGCCCATCCATGGCCCGTACCTTGACGCCATGCGCCTGCTGATGCTCACCGGGCAGCGCGTGGAGGAAATTGCCGCCCTGCACCGGGACCAGTACGACAAGGCTGAAGGGCTGCTCGACTGGTCAAAGACGAAGAACGGGAAGCCTCACACGATCCCGCTGCCGTCGCTCGCCATCGAGCTGCTGGACGAAATCGGCACGAACGAGCACGGCTGGTTCTTCCCCTCGCAGATGGATCCCGAGAAGCCCGTCAGTCACGGCACCCTCTATTCCGCCCTTTGGCGGCAACGGGACCGGGGCGTGCTGCCGGACATCACGAACCGCGACCTGCGGCGGACGTGGAAAACGCTGGCAGGCAAGGCCGGGCTGACGCAGGAGATAAGGGGACCGGCTTCAGAACCATAGCCGGCACGACGTCAGCTCGCGGCACTATGACCGCTACAGCTACATGCCCGAGAAGCGCGAGGCCATGGAGATATGGGACAGGTTCGTGCGGGCCATGCTGGACGAGGACCGAAAGACGCGGAAGCGCCTGCGGGTTGTCGAAGCCGCCTGAAGAGAAAAAGCCCCGGTTTCCCGGGGCTTCTTTTTTAGCGCTTGCACTGCCGAACCACGTCGCGGACGTAGCCTTGCAGGTAGTCTATTTTGGCGTTGTCCCGGATGATTCCGGCGCGGAGATCGAGAACACGCTGTCCAGCAGCGGTAGAGAGTTCGAGTGCGGCTCCATCGCCCACGCTGCCGGCGCTGGGATTTCGGCCTGCGGCGTGCTGACGGGCTGTAAGCTGGGCTGTGGCGAGGTTCGCGGAGAGGATGCGCACCCGCTTATCGCCAGCGGCAACAGCATCGCGCAGATCAGAGTTTTCACGTTCGGCATCGGCCAGTTCCTGTGATTTTTGCGCATCGAGGGCGGCCAGTGCGTCCTGCGCGGCCTTCGTGCGGGCATAAGCGGCGTCGGTGTCCTGCTGCGCCTTCTTCGATATGGCGGCCTTGTCGGCCTCCCACTGCGCGCGTTCGTCGGCCTGCTCCTGCTTCAGCTGGGCGACGTCGCGGGCGTGGGTGATAGAGAGGATCTTGCCGGTCACGCCGGCACCAGCGGCAACGGCCACCAGCACCACACCGCCGGCAATGGCGGCTTTGGCCTTCGCGGAAAGGAGGCTCATCGCGGCACGTCCGCGTTAGGTGCGGTGACAGCTGCGGCGGCTTTGTCGGCCGCCTCCTGTGCTGCTGACGCTTTGGCTGCGGCGTCGATCGCCGCACTGGCGGCCTGATTGGCCGCACCGGTGGTCTGGTTCAGGCACATGGTGAGCGCCTGAAGGCGGGATTTCCCCGCCTCTTCGTAGGCGGTCTTAACGGCCGCTATCTGCTCGTGGGCGTCGTTCTGCACCACATAGTTGGTAATCGTGGCGCCAGCGATGCCGCCTGAGGCGACGAGGAAGCATAACACTCCCCACATCTCCCACGATTTCCACGGCGACTTATCTCCGGGGCACTGCTTTCCTGCATGGTTGTGGCTCATCGGTTTTTCTCCAGCGCCGTGTTAAGGCGCTCTACCTCACTTTTCAGCGCTTCCACCTGCTCGGTCAGGATCGAGACCTTCTCCGTGAGTAAATTCACCTGAGAGCTGGCTTCCATGAATTGCTGAAAATACTGGCGCTTCTCAGCTTCGGAGGCGGTGTAAAGCTCCCGCCACTTGTCCCGCTCTTCCTGAAGCACCGCGATAATGTTGACTTCAGCCCGGTCGCCTGCCCGATCGACCGAACCGCTTGAAAGTTTCTGGACGAGCCAGATTGCACCGCCGACGATGCCGGTTACTGCAACACCCAGACTGGCCCACAGGCCGCCCGGAGGGGTCAGGTCATCCATCACGCCCCCCGGAAGTGTTTGTCAGCGTCCGCCAGCTTCGTGTCGTAGCGGTTCTTCGCGTAGTTCGGGCCGTTGTAGATCCGCGCGAAGGTGGCCCACTCCTTCCGGCGCAACGCATTCAGCAAGCGAGCATCGGCCAGAATGAAGCGCACGAAGCTGTCGAGCTGGCCGGCGGCCGTGTACTGGGCGTTGATGAACTCCTGAAGGGTAGCGTACCCGCAGGTTTTCCAGTGATAGCCCATAATCTGAAAAGCGCCCCAGCTGGCCGATTGCAGGGCAGCGGTGCGGTCGATCTCTTGGGCGGCGCGGTCCATGTCCGCGTTTTCTTTTTCGAGGCTCTGGTAGCTGCCGGCGCTGCGGGCAACGAGATCGCGGTGACGGGACAGCTCCAGCTCGGCGCGTGCCTTGCCGAAGAGCTTCGTCAGCTCGCTGTACATGACGTGGGGTTCAAACTGGACCTTGGGACGGCCCCCGGAGAGGAAACCGTTGCCGGCGCTTTCGACGGACGCCACCGCCTTGACGGCGGATAGCGGCGCATTCAGGCGCGCGGCAGCGGCAATGAAATCCTGTTCAGTCAGGTTCTGAGACATTCGTGCTCACCTTTGGTTGGTGGCACGTCATGCGCCTTGGGTTTGGTATGTTGCGATTATAGGCCCGCTGTTTTCAATTCCACAACGACGCACAAAAAGAAACCCCGCCGGAGCGGGGATTTCTCATTACTTATAGACGCTTGGTGCCTGTTCCTCCAGCAGCCGCTCGCGCAGCTTGTTGTTGTAGCGCATCCCGCCGGTGGCCTGATCCGCGTTTTTGGTGCGGACCTTGGCCGAACCGCTCAGGCTCCGGCCGCTGATGACCTGCTCCGGGTATTTATCGTTGAAGCGGTCGATCTCATCCAGCAGCTTATCCTGCGCGGCGTCGTCCTCTTTCTCGCCGGCCTTCCAGTAGCGGTCGATGAGGCGCTTACGCTCGCCGGTGATCGCCTGCTGCTTGTTGTAGTTCGCGGAGTTGATGGCGTATTGCTCGGCCAGCCGCGCCGGCGTGAAGCCCAGCGCCTGCTTCACCACGTCCGAGGTGGTGACGTCTGCCACGGTATCGCCGCGCAGGTTCGTCGCCCCGTCCGTTGCGAACCGGTAGGCGCGCATCGGATCCTTGAACATTTTCGGCATCATGGTCTCGATGCCGCGATAGGTGTTGCCATCGGTGATCATCTTGTAGCCGCGCGCCACGTTCTCAGCCAGCGACGGAGCCGCACCCAGCAGCTGCGACTGCCAGTATTGGAACGAGTCCTTACCTTCCAGCTCGCGGTCAGGTGAGCGGAACCACAGATCCGGCATACCCACGGAACCAGACAGGCTGGTGCCGGTGGTGTAGCCCGGAACGCCGTCGAGGATGATGCCGGCCATCATCGGCCCGAGGGCGTTGACCATGCCCTTCTTCAGCTCAACCTGCGGATCGTCGCCGTCGTCGGTGAAGAGGCCGGCCATCATCATCGCGATACCGAACAGCCATGTGCCGGTGATGCCGGCATTCAGCATCATCATGCCGGTGACGCCGGCCAGCTGCGTGAGCGCTTCGCGCTTCGCCTGCTTGCCGTCAGCGTGGATAGCCTGATGGGTGTCGCGGAACAGACGATAGAGCATGTTCACTTGGAAGTTCCGGAACACCAGCGCCGCCTTCATGAGGTCGGAGTGCATCACGCGAGGGCGCGAGGTGTTCTGGTAGTCGAAGTGCGTTTTCCACGTCAGATCGCCGGCCGTGTTGATGGCCTTATCGTGCCCCTCGCCCTTCTTACGGGCCATGCGGTAGGCAGCGAGGAACGTCACCTCACGGTTCAGGCGCTCGGAGTGGTGGAAGCCCCAGCCGAGGATGTTCATCACCTTGGTACGGAATGGCTTGTACTCCACACCGGTCTCACCGATGCCGGCCAGATCGTGCGACTGGGTACGGTCGATAATGCCGATGTTGTAGCCCTTCTGCATCGCATCCCGCTCGTCGGCCGTCAGGCCTTTGGAGCGCTCCGCGAAGCCACGGCCGCGCGTGAAGTCGATCAGCGCAACGTTCAGCTCCTTCGCAGCTCGGGCCATGCTGTTCAGACGCGCGCCGTCGTAGGCGGCCAGCATCGGCACACCCATGATGGTGGTCTGGAACAGGTTCATGACGGCCGCTTTCGGTGAGCCGGCCAGCGCCCAGACGAAGGCCGCCTGAGTTACGGTCTGCGCCAGCGGGCCGCCGGTCGGGTTCATCACGAACTCGTGGCGCTTGGCCATCTCGTTCACCACCAGCGAGTCGCGGACAGGATCACCAGCGTAGCGGGCTTCCTCGCGGGCCTGATTGATGGCCTCTTCCATGTCGAAGGAATGAGCCAGACGGGCCAGCTGGTGCGAACCGTGGAACATGCCGGAGCCGAACGCGCGCAGGGCATCAGCATCGAAGCCGGCACGGCCCAGACGGTGAATGCGGTTTTTACGCACGGACATATCCGGCAGGCTTTCAAGGTAGCGCTGCCACACCTCGTCCTTCACCTTCTCGGCACCGGGCAGATCCTGAAGGATGTCCTCGACGTCGGCCACGAAGTTCGGGTCCACGGCTTTGCGGACAGCTGCGGTGTCATCCAGCGCGCCGATCTCGACGTCGTATTCCGGGTTTGCCTTCATCATCTTGGAGAAACGGCGCTGGTCGCGGGCGTGCTCGAAGCGGGAGAACGACACGACGTGCCCGGTCTCCTTCTCGCGCACGGTCACGAACAGGTTGCCGAAGCGGGCCAGCGGGAAGTACGGGCCGGCCAGGCGCTCGGTCTCGAACTGCTGGCGCAGCTGCGTGATGCGGGCCTTGCGGTTCCACGCGATCTTGGTTTTGGCCGCGCGCAGTTTGCGGGTCGCCTCCTGCACGGCGTCTGCCTTCTCTTCGCCCTCCAGCGCCTCATCGCGGATCCGCTCCATCTCGTAGCGGTGCTCACGTTCGGCGCGGGTGATGCGCACGTTGATGGCCTTCTCCATGTTCTGCATGAGGACGGCCTCATAGGCGTCTGCCAGCTCGGTGTAGGCGTTCCGCACTTCGTTGAAGAGCGCCTGCGCTTCCGGTGACAGCGACTTGAAGCGCTGCTCCAGCGTGCGGTGAGCCTCGCGGCGCTTCCGATCGCTGGCCGCCTTCTTCAGCAGCTTATTCTCGGTCTCGCTGCCAGAGGCAGCAGTGCGCAGCGCGTCCCGCTCGCGGGAGGTCATCAGCGGAGCGAAGGCATACGCCGGGTCAACCTGCGCACGGGTGGACTCGTGCATGAGGTCCATCAGCTCGCTGTTCTCGATCGGGTGCTTCACGCGGTACTTCAGCCAGCGCTGGGCCACCTTGTCCGTCTTGGCGTGCCATTCGGAGCGCATGGCGTCCATGCTCTGCTTCAGGCGCATGTAGTCGCCGGCCGCCGGCAGGTTTTTACCCAGCTCGGTGATGAGCGGGCGCATCGGCAGGACGGCCAGACCTTTCTGCATGGCCTGCGTGGTCAGGTCCGAAGGCGCGTTCTTCACGGCATCCTTGAAGCCATCCCACCAGCTGCGGATCGTGCCCCGGTCCTGTGCGTCGGTCGGGATTTCCGGGCGCGGGTCCATGCCGCTGCCATACTTCGGCATGTTGGCATAGTCGCCTTCAGGCTGGTCATTGAAGGCCGGCCGGTCAGCTGCCGGGTGAACACCCAACATGTCGCCGCTGCGGAACGTGCCATCGCCGTTGGTGACGGCGTTCAGGCCTTTGATGACGGCAGCGTTCGAGGACAGACGGAACCAGCCGCGAGCCTTCTGGACGAACTCTTTCAGCCACTGGCGGGCGCGCTGGCGCCAGCCTTCCGTGCTCGCCACGTAGCGATCGGCCATGATTTCGGCCGCGTTCACCGCCCAGTATTCCGAGGCGTTGGTGAGCTGGTAGTGCTGGTGGTAGTCCAGCGTGCCGTTCTCGAAGGCCTTCATGGTCGCCTCGCGGGCGGCTTTGTCACCGAACGCAGACAGGCGCAGCGCATCGAGAGCCGCGCGCAGCTCCGGAGAGGCCTTCTTATAGGCCCGGTCCCATGCCTTGTTGTACTCGGCCGCGATCCCCTTCTGCACCTCAGGCGGCATCATGCGCTCGGTGTGGTGGAGGATTTCGTGGATCGGCGTGGTGTCGCGCATGTTGCCCGACATCAGGTGCGCGATGCGCTCCACGCGGTCGTAGCGGCTACCGCCTTTCTCGCGGATCGAGATACCCAGCTCGTCGGCCAGCTGCGGGTTCTGGTTCAGTGCCCAGATCGCGATGTCGGCGGCGTGCTCGGAAATGTCACCACGGCGGCGGGCACGGTGCAGGCGCTCCAGCACCATATCGGAACCGCGCTGGCGCTCTGCGAAGGCCTTCTTCGCGGCGTTCTCCATGGTCCGGCCTTCCAGCCAGTCCGCAATCTCAGAGATACGCTGCGAATATTCTTCCGGGGTGATCTGCCCGAGGGCGTTCATCTGCTCCAGCTTGCGCAGACGCGCGTTCAGCTGGATGCGATTGCCCTGTGGGAGACGTTGGTAAGGCTGGTCGTTGGACCAGTCGTAGAAGGTGTTGTGAAGCTCGGGGCTTAGAAGTTGACCGCTGACGCGGAAAAGTCTCTCCAGTAGTCCGGATTGCGCGCTGCCTTCAGTGCGTGAAAGGGAATTGAGGAGAATACTTCTTTTAACCGTTGCGCTGCCTGCTCGCGCCGCACGCAGCTTTGGATGTCCAACCCAGCGTTCAATCGTTTCTGCCAGTAAGGGCTTTCCATCACCTGTGCGGTAATGTCCGCTTTCAAAGTCGTATCTTGCACGGTCAATCTCCGGAACTGCTGCCTTGATGTTAGCCAGCGATGTATCGATCAGGCTACGGATATTAAACGCAAAATCGCCTTCTTTCCAGCGGAGCGCAGGAACACCCAGTGCTTTATCGCCCTTCAGCTGGCGCTCGTGCGGCTCCAGATGGTCGGTCGTGCCGTGCTTCAGCGCAGAGGACAGCATAGCCTCAGTGCGGCGGCGCAGCGCGATGTCTGACAGGCCATCCGGATCGCCTACGAACTTCCGGCCGGTGTTCAGGGCATACTCTGCCACCGCCTGATAGATGCCGGCACCGCCTTCACCCTCGTTAACGTTGGAGACGTCGAACCACACTTCCTCCGGGGTCTGGTAGATATTGATGTCACGGCCGCGCCCGGTCACGCCACGGATGTGCGTTACCTCCGTCTCGTTGCTGTTGTCGTCGAGCTTCGGCGTCTCCCAGCGGATCTTCACGTCCGGCATGACGGTATCGAACACGCCCTGCAAGGTCCGCTGCCCGGTGGCGCGCGGATAGGCAAACATCTCATCATGGGCGGCCAGCTCGGCCATAGCGTCCGCTGCGAAGGCGCTGCCCTCGCTCAGGTCGTTGTATTGCTGTTCCGGCGCGTCCGTTGCCGGTTTCGCAACACTCTGGTCCTGCTTTTTAGGCTTCAGCTGCTCGATAACCTCCGCGTGGCGGCGGGTGGTCTCTTCCAGCTGCTCGCCCTTCGGCCATGCCTTCACCTGCTCGCGCAGGGCCGGGATAGCCTTCTCGCTGGTGGCCTTGGCCGCCTCCATCTTCTCGATCGCGGCGTCGAGGTCGCGAACGGCGTTGGTCAGGCGGGTGGCAAGCCCCTGTGCGTCGGTACCCAGCGCCACCGGTACCTCGTAACTGCCGGTGCCGTTGGCAGACAGGATGAAGCGCTCGGCGCTGACGCGCTCCATGTGCAGGCTGAAGCCGCCATAGTTGCCGATGGCCTGCTCTTCGATGCCTTCGCGCTCCATGTTGGCCGCGACGGCCAGAATGGCCTCGCCGGCATCAGCACGCTTCTCGAAGGTCTGGCCGCCTACCTCTACCGCGAATTTCGCCGGCAGCTCGCGCTGGGCGTCCTCACGCAGCTGGCGCAGGGTGCGCTCGATGTGACGCACGTTCCCCTCTTCCATGCTGATACGGTCGCGGATCCGGTACTGGTCGCGGTCGTGGGCGGTGCGCTCGTTCTCCAGCGTGCGGACCTTCTGGCGCAGGGTCATTTCTTCGAGGATGAGCGGGTTGCCGGAGCTGGCCGCCTTCATTTCGGCCGCGTTGGCCGCCTCGCCGCCAATGTCCTCGATCTCGCGGGTACCGGTGTTGCCCTTGCGTACCTGCTCGATGAAGTTCGCCTTGCTCTCGATCGTCTGCCACATGCGGCTGTCGAGGGTCTGTTTCGTGGCGTAGCGGTTGATGCGCACCTCGAAGCCTTCCGGGTCGCGGTCGTACAGCTCGTTACCCTGACGGATGATGCGGCCCTCGCGCTGTTCGAGGTCAGACGGGCGCCATGGTGCGTCGAGGTGGTGGAGAGCCACCAGCCTGTTTTGCACGTTCATGCCGGCACCCATCTTAGCCGTGGAGCCGAACAGGACGCGGACGCGGCCGGTGCGGACCTTGCCGAACAGCTCTTCTTTCTGAAGCTCGGTGTTCGCGTCGTGGATGAAGGCGATCTCGGCCTCTGGGATGCCCCGGTCGATGAGCTTCTGCTTCAGGTCATCGTAGACAGAGAAATCGCCATCGAGCGCCAGCAGCTCATCCGGAGACAGCTTATCCAGCTCGCTCTGGGCTGCTTCGGCCACGGCCGGATCGTCGCTCTCGGAACGGGCGATGATGTCGCGAATGCGGGCCGACTCGGCCGCCTTCGCGCCCTTCGGCGTGGAGAGGTCGATAAACACCAGCTGCGTGCCGCGATCGGCGTGCCACTCGTCGTAGATAGCCTTGATGCTGCCGGCAGCGTGATTGACCTTGCTGTTTGGATTGTCCGGCAGGCTCGGGTCAATCAGGCGCATATCGAGCGCAGCCTTGCGGGCGTCCGACATGATTTTCAGCATGTTGTCCGCGCCCTTTTCGGGCTTCTTCGGAATGTTCTCGGCACGGTAGACGAGCGAGCCTTCCGGGTAGACTTCCATGCCGTTCGCGTCGGTGGTCGGCTCACCGATGTAGCCGGCCTGCTCTACGGAGCGATCCACTACGACGTTGTTCGGCTTGCCGCCGGCCAGCTTCGGCACCGGCAGGCGCTTACCTTGGGCCGCCAGCATACGGTTGATGTCGTCACGGTTCACGGTGTCCGCGAACGAGGTGTAACGCTGCATCAGCTCCGGCATGTTGACGAACTTCGCGAACCGGCTGTTCATCTTGTACTGGCCGGACGGTGACAGCTCCCAATCGGTGACAACCTCACCGAACATGCGCGCCCACGCATCGAAGTGCGACAGTCCCTGAGCCTTCAGGGTGTCGTAATCCATGTAGCGCTGCATGGTGTACATCTCAGCCATGGTGTTGCTGATCGGCGTGCCGGTGGCCGTAATCACGTTGCGCCCGCCGGTGACGGACAGGACGTGCCGGATCTTCATGTACATATCCATGGCCTTCTGGCTTCCCGTCGGGTTGCCGAGGCCGGCCACGTTCCTCATGCCGGTGGTGAACGCGAGGTTCTTGAACTCGTGGAACTCATCCACGGCCAGCGCGTCGATACCCAGCTCAGACCAGTACAGGCTGTTGTCCTTCCGCTCCGAGTCGATGAGCTTTTTCAGCTTCTCTTCGAGGCGGGTTTTGCGGTCCTGCGCCTGCTTCACGTTGCGGGTGCGCTTGCCTTCGGCCGCTTCAATCTGGCTGATCGAGTCGGTCAGGTCGCGGATTTCCTCGCGGATGAAGTCTGCCTCCAGCTCCGGGTCCATCTGGACCTTGCCGAAGGAAGAGTGAGCCACGATCACCACGTCCCAATCGCCGGTAGCGATGCGGGCGAACAGGCGCTGACGCTTGCCCTTCTCAAAATCGGCTTTCGAGGCGGCCAGCACGTTGGCGCCCGGATAGAGCTTCAGGAAGTCAGCAGCCCACTGGCCTACCAGATGGTTCGGCACGGTCAGGACAGGCTTGCGGGCCAGTCCGAGGCGGCGCAGCTCCATGATGGAAGCCACCAGCGAGAACGTCTTGCCGGCACCGACGACGTGATCGGCCAGCGACGTGCCACCCTGCACGACGCGCCAGACGAAATTCGACTGATGCGGGCGCAGCTTCACGATGTCGTCGCTCACCTTGCCGGGGAAGGTCAGGTGTGAGCCGTCGAAGTCGCGGGCAACGTCGGTGTTGAACTGGTCGTTATAGAGGCGGGCAAGGCTCTGGCGGCGCGCATCGTCGCCCCAGATCCAGCGGTCCCATTCCTGACGCACCAGATTGGCTTTGTCGTTCGCCAGCTGGGTTTCGGTCTCGTTCAGGGTGCGCGAGCCGTCCTGATGCTGGTCGTAAACCTGCACGGCCTTCTGAGCGGCAGCGGCTTCGAGGATCGCGCCGACGTTCATGCGGCTGGTGCCGTAGCGGGCAGACGCGGAGCTGCTGGCCGTCAAACCGGGGAAGGACCAGCGGGCCGTCAGTTTGTTGTAGAACGCCTTCGCGCCGGAGCCTTCGGTGATGTGGTCAGCGAACGCGGCCATGGTGTCAGCCGGTACCCATGCGGAGCCGGGCTTCACGTTGATGTCCACCGCCTCGATGTCCTTCGGCTGTACAGCCTCCAGCGCTTCGACGTTGCGGGCATAAGCCGGATCGGTCTGGGCGGCCTCGCGGGCCTGCGCCAGCTTCCGCTTGACGTTGCCGGACAGGTACTCCTCGCGGGTCTGCCAGCCGGTGCCCGGAGCGTTAAACAGCAGGTCGCCCAGCTCGCTGGCAATGGCTTCCTCGCTCTTGCCGTACAGCTCGGACATGAGGCCCATGTCAACGCGGCCGCGCTCGGCCAGAGACGCTACCAGTGCATCCTTCGCGGTGCCGGCCGATGTGACCGGTGCGTATGGCTGCTGGGTGCGCTTGGTGAAGATGGCGGCCTTCTTGGCCGATGGCTTACGGGCTTCCTCGCCGGTCTTTTTGGCGACGGCAGCGGAGATACCCTTATCGAAACCGTCCTCCAGCGCGGAAATCTGCGGCCACGTCGGATCGTCGCGGAACAGGCGCTTGTTGACGTCCATGTTGATGGGGCCATGGGCTGCAACGAACTTGTCATAGACCTTGTTCAGGGCAACGCGGGCCTGCTCGATCGTGGCGTCTTGGGCGGTGTTCGACAGCTGGTACTGACGCAGGCGTGACAGGGCATCGCGCACGCGGATCATGCCGGTGACGCGCTCTTCTGCCTTCGTGCTCGGGAAGGTCACAGCCTCGGCCGTGTTCTCGCCCAGCACGTCCTCGCCGCGCAGCATCACGCGGCCGTCGCCGTTGATGAACATGGAGCCGACGCGGGCCGCCTCTGCCTTCACGGTCTCGCGGGTCTCGGGCTTCACCTCCACCGGGGCGGTGATCACGTTCTCCGGCAGGCGGGCAATCGCACGTTCCAGCTCGCGGGCCGTGTTCTGGCCTTCACGAGCCACCAGCGCGGCATCGCCTTCGCGGTACATCGAGCCATAAGCGCCGAAGTCACCCAGCATCATGTCCGGGTTGGCCGCGAAATACTCGTTCAGCGGCACGGTTGCGCCGTTGGTGTCCTTATAGTCCACGGTGTTCAGCCAGCTGGTGCCGTTGGCCGCCTCACCTTCAGCGCGCTTGCGCAGGAAGATAATGTCGGTCGTCACCTCAGTGCCGGCGTTCTTGGCAAAGGCGTTGTTCGGCAGGCGAACCGCGCCCAGCAGGTCCGCACGATCCGCCATGTACTGACGGGCCTTGTCGCTGGCGCTGTCGAGGAAACGGTTCGTGACCACCATCGCCAGCACGCCGTTCGGGCGCAGCGCGTCGATGGAGCGGGCGAAAAAGTAGTTGTGGATCGAGAAGCCGGACAGGTCTTTGCGCTTCCCGTCGTAGAGCTTCTCGGAGCCGAACGGCGGGTTGCCGATCGCCACGTCGAAATGCCCGTCAGGGATGGCATATTCCTGATAGCCCATGCGGGCGATCTTCGCTTCCGGGTACAGCTGGGCGGCTATGCCGGAGGTGATGCGGTCCAGCTCCACGCCGTGCAGCTGCGAGGCGCTACGAACGCCGGCCGGCATCATGCCGAAGAAGTTACCCACGCCCACGGATGGCTCGATGACGCGGCCACCGGTGAAGCCCAGACGCTCGACGGCTTTCCACATGCCGGCGACGATCTCAGGGCTGGTGTAGTGCGCGTTACGGGTCGAGGCGGTCGCCGCTTCGTATTCTTCATCGGTCAGCAGCTCGCGCAGCTCGCGCGCTTCCTTCTCCCAGCCCTTCGTGGCGGTACCGTCGTTGCGGTGGAAGGCCTGCGGGATGCCGCCCCAGCCGACGTATTGCGCGAGGGTCTGTTGCTCCGCTGCGGTCGCCTGACGGCCAGAGGCCTCCAGATCCTTCAGCAGGCGGATAGCGGCAACGTTGTTGCGGTACTTGGTCTTATCGCCACCCTTGCCGATCGTGGCAGGGTCGATGGTGAACAGCGGGGCCGGCCGGTCCTGCGCCGGTGTGCCGGCGGCGGGTTTTAGTTCGGCAGCTCGTCCGCGTCCTGCTGGTTGAGGATCGCCATTACGTCCTGCATCGCCCGGCCGCTCTGCATCGGCTCGTCGTCCGTCATCCCGGCCTCTTCCGGCGGAAACAGGTACTTCTCGCGCGTCATTTCCCACGCTTCCTGATTGCTCAGGCCCGCTTCTTCCAGCTCCGTCATTTCCTCGTGCGTCCGCTCGGCCGCCTGTCTCAAGGCCGCGCCCAGCTGGCCGCTCGCCTGAAGCTGTTTGAACGTCGTTGGCTGGTGTTCCTTCCAGTGTGTCCGTGCTTGGCTCACCCAGTTGTTTAGGTTCATTCGTGACTACCTCATTGTCGAATTGCGAAACCATATCATCGAGGCCGCCGGTCGTGCGAGCCTGATCCGCCGACTGCCGGCGTTCTTCGTTGCGAGCCTGCTGTTCTGCCAGCGCGCCGTCACGCTTCACCACGCTCTCGACGTGCTCACGCACCAGCGTGGACAGGTCGGTAGCGGACAGAGAAACGGGCGCCCACTGGTTTGTGGAGCGGGATCCGTAGCGGTCCTCCGGAGTGGTCGCCCGGTACATGATGCCGATCCCGCTCTGGGTGGTCGGAACCGCGCCGCGCAACGACGTGCCGCTGATGTTGATGTAGACGCCACGGCCGTCCGGGCCATCCATCACCAGTGTGATGTCGCCTGATACGGCATCGCCGGCCGCGTTGACGTTGACCGCACCGACAAACTTGCCTTTGGCGTTCTTGGTCGGGCTGAAACCGGTGTTCTCCAGCGCGTCCGCCACCGCGTTCAGGTACTGGCGGGACTCCTTCAGGAAAGCGTCTTTCAGGTCGCTGCCGGTCTCACGGCCGCTGGTGGACTCGCCGTAGCCGTCGATGTGCTCGACGCCCCAATCCTGCGTCAGGGACATGTCGCCGGATTTGCCCGTCTTGCGGGTACGTTTGGCCGGAGCCTTCACCACCTCGCCCACGGCTTCCGTCTTGACGTCCTCAGGAGCCAGCAGCGCCTTGTGCTCGGCCGCACTGTCGGCAACGCTGGTCATGCCTTCGGTATCGAGGCCCGGATAGTTACGGGCACCTTCCCAGAACGACAGGAGGTATGGCTTCACGCCGCCGCCGAAGTCATCCACCATCGCCTTGGCGTAGTCGGAGAACTTGCGCATACCGCTCTCGATGTACGCGCCGGCGATGGTCATGCCGTCGATCAGCATTTCCGGGTCCATGCCGCTGTTGAGCTGGCCGAACTTGGATTTCATGCGGGCACGCGCTGCGGCCACGCGGTCGGTGGTGAACAGCTTGTTGTCACCGAAGCGATCGGCGTCTTTGGCCTTCACGGCCTCATCGCGTGCTGGTTCGGCTTTCGCGGTTTCCGGTGCGGTTTTTGGCTCTTCTGATGTAGCTTTTGCCGGTTTTGTATCGGTTTTGGCCGGGTTTGATGCAGAAGTGGTTTCGACGGTGGAGCTTGGGAACTCCTTCGCAGCGTCCAGCACGGCCAGAACATCGCCCTTCAGGTCGATGACGCGGATTGGCTCGCCCAGCTCCTTCTTCGCCAGCCACTGATGATGACCATCAATAATCTGGTCGCCATCGGCCACGAGGATCGCCCGGTCGCTGTTGCGCTCGACGGCTTCGCGGACCTTGGCCTGCGAGTATTCCGCCTGCGTCGGCTTCAGGGTGTCAGGGTTGACGGTCTTTTCCTCGTGCTCGATGCCTCGAGCATTCAGGAAGTTCACCAGCGCGCCCCGGTGCTCGGTCTTAATCTGCGGCATCTGCTCGCGCGGTACCAGCAGCGTGCCGCTGTCATCGTCAAAGCGTTGCCAGTCGCGGCCGTCCGTTTCTGTTTTCGCAACAGTCGGGGCAGCAGAACGCACCTCTTCAGCCACGTCGGTGGAGGTCCACTGCGCGTTGCGGCCGCGCGCTCGCTCGGCGTCATTGCGGGTCACGACAACCTTATCGGCGGTATCGCGGTCCATCAGGTGAACGTTGCCGTTCTTCTCGATGCGGGTGATCTGGTACTTGCCGCCAGCCTTGGCCGGGCCGACGTCCTCGGACGGTGACACCACCTTGCCGATTTCGCCCACCAGCTTCTCAGCACGGTTGGCGAACGGGCCAGCAGGTTTTTTCACTGCCTGAGGCTGTTGGCCAACGTCACCGGCCGGTGAATTGTCCTGCTGGTCCTGGGCCTGCGCGGTGGTTTCCTCTGCGCGGTGGATCTCGAAGCGCTTCGGGCCTACCTGCTCGACGCGGTACCCGGTGAGCTTCTTCTTGGCGATGTGCTGGGCGGCCTTCTCGGCGGTACCGAACCACTTAGCCGCGCCGTCTGTGCCCTTTAGTGCAGCGTCAGAGACAGCGGCGGTCGGCGCAACAGGTGCATCTTCTCCCACACCTCGATCAGCTCGTCCGGCAGCTCCGTCGATGGATTGCGCTTCAGCGCGTTCAGCACCTTCCACGCTGCCACGTACTGCTCGTTGCTGATCAACCGGTGCTGAAGGAGAAACTTCAGTGTTTGGCTGTTCGATGCCCCCGGCGGGAGCTGTGTCACGTTCTTTGACCTTGGCATTGATAGCCGCCTCCACGCGGCGACGTTCCTGCGTGAGACGCTTATCCCAGCCGCTATTTTTAGCCTGCTGGGCCAGATACTTCATGCGGCCGCGAAGCTCTTCCTCGCTCATTTCGGCAAGGGTTCGCTCCTGCGGGCGCTCTTCCTGCACCACGCGCGGGGCTGGTTCCGGAGCTGGGGCTGCGGCTTCCTGCGGCGCGGCTGGCGCGCCTTCCGCCGGTGCCACTTCCGTTTTTGCACCCTCATTTGAGGCCTGTTCTGCCGGGGTGACGATGGCGTGCGGGACAACCTCATCACGGCCGAACTGGAACGGGGAGCCGTCCTCGGAACGGGCGAACACCTCGCCGTTGCGATAGCCTTCCACGGTCACGGTGAAGGTGGTGTCCGGATCCTCGGCCGGGCTGAAGGTTGCCTTACTGCCCGGCTCACCCAGCCACTGCGAAGCAGCTGCTTCGGCCACGTCCTGCGGGTGAGCGGTTTCGGTGGCGGTCTCCGGGGCAGCGCCCTGAAGCGAGCGCCCCAGCGGGCCAGAGGCTTCCGGGGTGACGTCCGGGGTACGTTCGGCAGACTGCTGAACGGTCTCAGCCGGTGCCGGCAGCGCGCCAGCCGGCTGCTGATCCTGCACGGCAGCGTCGTTGTTCTGGACGTGTGGAGCTGCGGCACCCATGCCGGCACCCATCAGACCGCCCACGGCCAGACCGCCGGCGGCTTGGTTCGCTACACCCTGCATCAGGCGGCGGCTCGGGTCCGCGTCCTGCATGGCGTAGTTCTCGCCCATCTGCTGAAGGGCAGACTGCGGAACTTCCTCGAACAGGCCTTCACCGATTGCACCGGTCAGGGCTGACTTCAGCCGGCCGCCGGCACCGTTGGTGATGATCTTCGCCAGCGCACGGTCGCCCATGCCACCGAACAGGCCAGTACCGACGCCGGCCAGCACGAAGGCCTTACTCGCGGAGCTTTCCGCCAGCGCCGATCGCGCCTGCTCGAACGTCTTGCCCTCGGACATCAGCGACTGAAGGGCATGGCTGTCCTTCAGCTGGTCCGGGGTCATTTTGTTGATTTCGTCGCGAGTCTGGCGGGCAGACTGCGCACCACCCAGACCACCCTCAAGGATGCCGCCGGCAACGGTCGCGGTTCGCGCTGCGGCGCGGGCTGCTACCTCGCGTGATGCGCCACCAGCGAGGGCACGCTTGTAGGCCATGGTCGCCAGTCTGCCCGATCCGCCCATGGTGACGGCCATTTCCGGCAGGCTTTCGAGAATGCCGGACATGTAAGCGCGAGGATCTGACCACGCCGGGCCGAAGCTGTAGCCGGTGGCCTTTTTGCCGCCGCCCAGATCGTCGCCCGGCTCAACTACCCATGACTTTTTACGGGCAGTCGCCAGCTGCGGGGAATATGCCTTTTCGGTGCTCTCGTCCCACTCCTTGAAAATCTCCTGCGTGCCCTTGCCGTTCGCCCAGCGGTCGAAACGGTCGGCAGCGCGCACGATCGGCTGACCGACAACAGGAATACGCCCCACCAGCTCCTGCACATCCTCAGCGGCCGTGTTCAGGCCAGACTTCAGCAGCTGGCCGGCATCGCTCGCGACACCGCCGGCCCAGTCCATCCAGCCCTGTTCCTGCTGCGGCTTTTGTGCGTCCTGCGGCTTGCCACCGCCCAGACCTTGAATAGACGGGATGCGGATCGGGGTCGGGTTGCCGTTGAACGTCACCTCGCTCTTGCCGCTGTCCTGCGCCTGCTGGATCTGCTGCATTTCCTCCGGCGACAGCGGGCGGTAGCGGTCGGGTTCGTCCGCGTTCAGCTCACTCAGCATCTTCTGACGGTGGATCGCGGCGGAACGCAGCTCGTTCTGCTGCATGTTCTCCATCGCGCTCTGCGCCGGCGGATAGTCGTTGACGCCGGCCGCCTGCTGCTGGCCGCCGGTCGGGGAAGCGCCCGGAGTGATGCCGGCGAACTTGTCGGCACGCGCCAACACCTCACGGCCATAAGCCTGCGTCTTTGGTCCCCACTGGCGGCGATCGTCACCGCCGAAGTGCGCGGAGACCGCCTCCTGCATCGAGTAGCCCTTATCGAGGCGCTGGCGCAGCTGGCGCGCGGCCGCGTCGATCGACTGCACCGGGTCGTAAGGGTTGATACCCATGGATGACGCGGTGCTGTCGATATACTGCATCAGGCCTTTGGCCCGGCCGTACTTCGTGGGCTGGCCCAGCGCGGTCGGGTTGAAGCTCGACTCCTGCTCCGCGAAGCCCATCAGCACGTTCACCGGCACGCCGTATTTGCGTGACGCGGCCTCGAAATCTGACTGGAAGGGAACGCCTGCCGAATAATCGGCAGACTGGCGACGGCTGGAACGCGGTGCGCTGGTGGCTGCTTTGGTGGCTTCCTCGAAGCCGGCCGGCAAGCCGTAAGAAGGTTGCTCGGAAAGCACCTTCTCAAGCGGTGACTGTAAATCGTTACGTGGCACGTTTCGTCCTCAGCGGTAAATGATTGAGTTGGTACGGCGATCGTAGAAGGGCATTCCCGCGCCCTGCTGGCCGCCGGTTGCTCCGGAGCGTGTCGGCAGGCCTGCACCGCCGCCCGGACCAGCACTCTGGCTGTCTACTTTCTGGATGTACGCCCGAGCCTGTGAAATCTGCTCGTCCTGAGACAGGCGGAGGAATTTCGGGTCGTTGGCGCCCATCATCTTAACGTAATCGTCGATGCGAGAGCTAACTGGACGTGAGCGGTTTTCGATACCGAGGATGGAAGGCAGGTTCGCTTTCACATCGTCGTCGCTCCAGCCGTTCGCCTTCAGCATCGAGATCGTGGCCTGCGCATCGCGCATCTTCGTGCTGCCGGCACCGGTGCGGGCTTTGTTGGTCTCTTCAGCCTGTCGCAGCTGCGAGCTGTTGTTATCGCGCTGTAGCTGGAAATCCTGATCTGCCGACTTCTCCTGCACGCGGTAGCCGTGGTCCAGCTGCTTGCCGGCAACGGTACGATCCCACTGGCGGTTCTCTTCCGCGATTTTGGACCGGGCGGCCTGCGCGCTCTCCAGCTCCTTCATGCCGTGACTGAACACCGCGTCCGGAGAGGAGAACGCCTGAGCCATTTTGTACACGTCCTCCATGCTGTTGAAGGTGTGCTCGGTCTCTTCGCCGGTTCGCTGGTTGCGCAGTTTCACCACCATGCCGGCGGCGTTGCCCTTCGCATCGCGCGTGACGTTGGCGCTGGTGGCCTCGAAACCGTCATCGAAATAGCCGGGCTGGTTGTAGGCCGCGACGAGGTTCTTGGCGAAACCGTCCGCGTCACCGGTCATGGCCGAGCGCATCATAGCGGCGCTGTGGCGCATCCCCTGCTGCACGTTGGTGTCTTGGATCCACTTACCGAAGGCCTCAGCCTTGGTGACGTCGCCCGTCTCCAGCCAGTGCTGCTGTAGCTTGGGCGCGGTGTTCTTCATGTAGTAGTTCAGAACGTTGTCGGTCTGGCCGTCTGTGTTGGCCTTTGCGTCTGCCATGCCCTGCGTGGACAGGTTGCGGTAGTCCGCCTTATCCTGCCGGGCCTGTTCAAAGTCCTGCATCTGCGCATCACGCAGCTTCTTCTTAGATTTGGCGTCCTGAATATCCGAATAGACCTTCGCGCCATTCGCCACGCCATTCAGAAACGCCCCCAATCCGATACCGAAATCGGCCATAGATTATCCCTCAGCTAAAGATTTTTTTGAGGCCGCTGAAGATACGGTTAGGCGTGCCGCCGTTCGTGATCTTCTTAGAGCCGTTTTTGAAGTCGAGCGTGTTGAACTCTTGGAACGCGCCGGCGTCGTGCATCAGGCCGGTCTTGTCGTCGTCATAGCCGCCGAGATACTTGGAGAAACGCTGGTTCGCGTCCTGCTCCATGACCTTGCCACCGAACAGATCCTTGGCGCCCTGCCAGCCGTTGCGACGGTACCCGCCGTTGTGCGCTGAAATCTCGTTGGCCGCGATGGCGGCAGCAATCCAGCCCCACGGACCTGAGGCAGCGGCAGCAGTACCGGCGCCAGCGGCCGAACTACCACCAGCTGCACCACCGGCAGCGGCTCCACCGCCGCCGATCGCACCGAGACCAGCGCCACCCGCTGCGGCACCGCCACCAACACCTGCGGCCGTTCCTGCGCCTGCGGCGGTACCAGCTCCAGCGGCCGTACCAGCGCCAGCGGCTGCGGTACCACCGGCATAAGCGCCCCAGCCGGTAGACATACCCATGGCACCGGTTGAGCCAGCGCCAGAAGCAGCAGCCGTACCTGCACCAGCGCCGGCGGTTCCTGCACCAGCGCCAGCGGCTGATCCACCAGCGTAGGCCGTGTAGCTCGTCGGCATACCCATGGCGCCAGTGCCTTCACCTGCGCCGGCGGCCGTTGTCGAGGATCCCGAAAGCGCGGTACCGGCGTTGCCCTCACTGCCTGTGCCGCTGCCGCTGAACTTCTCCTTGATCTGGCGCATCATGTTCATGTCCGGCTGCTGCTGCTGCTGCTGTTGCTGCTGCTGCTGGCTCTGCTGTTCACGACGGCGGCGCTCTTCCTCCTGCCGGGCCTTGCTCTCTTCCTCCAGACGCTTCTGCTCTTCGCGCGAGCGCTTCATCTGCTCGGCCATCTGCATACCGTTCGCCATGCCGCCGGCGAACGAGCCTAAGCCCATCCCTGCATCAGCCATTACGCGGCCTCCTTCTGTGGTGCCGCTTTGGCCGAGGCCTTAGGTCGTGTGCGTTTGGACATGCCGACGCCGGCCGATTTGGCGATGTCGTCCACCTTGCTCGACAGCTCCTGAACCGCCTTCATGGTGAGGCCCACGCTGTCCATGAGATTGATAGCCTTGCCGTCGCCCTTGCCGGTCGCGGCTGCAAAATCCTCTGCATACGGGCCGATGTGCTGGCCTTCGTCGGCCACGCCATCCTTGTACTTCCACTGCTCCACCGGCATCGAGTTGACGGCATCGAGCGCGCCTTCCATCGGGCGCTTGTCCTCTTTCAGCTCCTTCGAGGACCACGCCATGAGGCCCATGCCGGCGAGGTTCCCCAGACCGCCGAACAGGCTGGAGCTGGATTGCGCCTTCATCTGCTGCTGGGTCTGCCATGCAGAGAGCTGGTTGCTGTACTGCTGGTTCAGGATCGAGGCCTGATTGCCGTAGCCCGACATCGCGGCCTGATAGCCGTTACCCACGATCTGCGCGTTGCCAGCCGCCTGAGCGTTGTTCCCGCTGACGGTACCCATGGCCGCCGAGCCGCCCGAGGTGGACATGCCGAGGGAGTTGGCCGGGTTCACGGCCAGACCGTTCCCCATGTTCACCGCGTCCGCCTTCATGGCCGTGGCCTGATTGCGCACGTTGTTGCGTGAGGTGTTCTCCGCGCCGGCAGCGGCCAGCGACGTGGCGACGTCGGCCGAACGATCGACGGCAGCATAACGGCCGCTGTTGGGGTTCACGCCCATTGCGGCCATGTTGCGTGCGCCGGCCGATCGCTGGGCGGCCGCGTTGTTGATGACGTCGGCCTTCGCCTCTGCCGCCAGCTTGTCCTGCCGGGCCTTGCTGTCCCAGTTTTTGGCCGTGTTGATGAAGTCATCCTGCAACGGCTGGAACGTGTTTTTATAGCGGGCGCGGTCCTCTGCGGCCCACTGCTGGGCGGTGCGCGAGTTGTCGAGCTGCTGCTTCGATACCTCGTTGGCGATCTTGTCCTGTTCGGCCTGGCGCTCGTTTGCCACGCCGTACTGCTCGCGTGCGAACTTCAGCCACTCTTCGCCCAGCTGGGCCTCTTTGAGGGCTGCGGCACCGATTTGCGGGTCTGGCGCCGGGGCTTTGGAGCTGCCCTTTTTGAACAGGAGCAAATCTTCCCAAGCCTTGCGCTCGGGTTTCTCGGGCTGGTGGGGGTCGTTGATGCCCGCGAATGCGAGCGCGAATTGAGGAAGCTGGGGCCGTGTGAACAGAAACAAGGCCACCAGCACCGTGAGAACCATCGGGATCTCGTTGTGCATGGTGTTATCTCCTGTATCTCTGTGGGATGTAGCGGCAGTCCTCGCGCAGCAGCCCAAGAAGGATAATGTCGTCGTCAGGGAGTGCATGACGGACCAGCCCTTCCTGCTTGAAGCCGAGGTGCAGGTCGAAGCGCAGTGCGTCATGGTTTTTGGAAGGGACGAGGCCTGTAACGCGCCTCAGTTCCCACTGTACGAACGGGTGCATAAAGGACGCGGTGAGAAACGTCCGGGTCAGCCAGTGGCCCTTACCGTCGCTCGCTATGTGGATGTTGCAGTCGCACGCCGAGAAGCCGTCCCAGAGGCAAACAGCGCGAAGAGCGCCGTCAACCTGCCAGCCCATTGCCTTTACGTCGTCTCGTGGCTCAAACCCGATAATATCGGACGCCCAAGCCACGAGGCGATCGTCCTCGCCGTAAATCAACCCATTCATACCGTGTCCGCTCTGTTGCCGTTCTGACAACATCATAGATAAATCGGCAACGGATAGACAGGCTAAAAGGCTCAGTCCACTGCGGTTTTTAGCTGCTGTAGCGCGGTCAACACGGCACCGACGTCGGCCACCAGCCTGTTAAAATCACTGGCAGTTGGGGCGCCGGAAACCTCCCCGGATTGCTGGGTCGGGACCGTTACCCCGCCGGCCTCGCGGCGCACCTGTGCGAGCTGGCTGGCAGTATCGCTGGCCTGCTGCGCCACGCCGCCGATCCTGCGCTCTGCCTCGTCCAGCTCGCCGTTCAGGCTCGCCAGCTGCTGCATGGCGGTTTGCAGCTGCCCGGACAGGCCGGCAATGCTGTTGTCCAGCTGCCCGACATGGCCCTGAAGCGCGCTGATGTTCTCCTGCGTGCCGACGATCGAGCCTTCAGCGGCCGCCACCGCGTCACTGATTTTACCCAGCGAGGCGGAAAGCGACGTCGCGGAGAGCTTCAGCCCGCCAATAAGCTCCTGAAGGTCGGCCACGGTACCAGCCCGGAGCGCGAACTTGCGGGGATCGCCGCGCATCCCGGCCAGCACTTCAAGTATCTCGCGAAACCGGGCGAACTCGCTGGGGGTGATTTGTGCTGCCATCAGCCACCCTCCGCGATTTCGGTGGCCGAGTACGCGATAGCGATGCCCGTCACCATCTGATTGCCCCGGATCTCGATTTCCCACTGGCGGGCCATGTAGCCTCCCGGCAGCGGCAGCACCCGGTTCAGGTGGTAGATGGTCGCCACCGCCCGGCCATCGGCATAGACGGTCGCGGAGAACGTCGGTTCGTCGCTCTGCACCGGCTCCAGCAGACTGCCGGCCAGCGGCAGCATGTTGAGGGCCATATCGTTCATGGTGCCGCCGGTTTTTCCCTGCTCGATGCGCGCCCGGTTCCGTGCCCTGATCGCGGCGTTCTTCGCCTCAATCTGGGCGCGCTGGTCGTTCGAGAAGGCGTCCTCGCCCTCCACCATGATGCAGGCGAAGTTGGTCTCAGTCGGCAGCACGAACTTTTTCGAGCGCCACAGCTGCTCGCCATACAGCTCGCTGATGGCGTCCCACTCGTACACCTCACGCTTATTCCGGACGATGAAGAGCTTCCCGCTCCCCAGCTCGTAGAACATGGCGTCAGCGTCATCGCTGGCCCGCACGAGGAACGGTTGCGAGCCTGACAGGTCGATGATGAGCATTCCCCGCTGCGCCTTACCCAGCGCGTCGGTGTAGTCGTAGGATGCCATGTACCGGCCGGAGAACTGGCCGGCCACGAACGACGCCGGCGACATGCTCTGCCACTGGTCCTGCGTGAACAGGTTCTCAGACGCCACGGCCGCGCCGCCGCCCCCCAGCGTCACCAGCCCCTTTGTGGACGGGTAGCAGACGGAATAGCCCAGATCCACGATGCCGGCAGCGGTCACACACGGAAGGTTCACCTCGATACGTTCCGAGACCATGTTGTCCGGGGCGGTACCCTGCATGACGTAGGGCATTCCCTCCGTCATCACGGCCAGCGAGGATCCGAACGCGGCCAGCCCGACGACGTTGTAATCCACGGTCATGATGTACTTTTCCGGCCATGCGTGCGGCCGGTAGGGTTCGCAAAAATAGACCTTCTTACCCACGAACGCGGCCATCATGCCGTTCGGGAGCGACGTCAGCCCCTGAAGGTTGTCCGGAGGCGGGTTGTAGTCCGTGGACGCCAGCGGCTCGTTCATCGGGTAGCTGGTGTCGGTGTAGGCGAAGTTGGCCGCCGTCGCCGGCCGTTCGGCCACGAAATACAGGGTCGTGTCTCCGAGGCTGCTGGTCTGCGATCGGTAGATGCGCTGGCGGTTGATGCCCCGGCCGGCTGGTGGCAGCTGGAAGCCCGACAGCGTGACCGGCAGGCCCGGAGACCACGCCACGCCGATCGACAGGTCCGCCGGCTCGCTCTCTTCATCGAACTGGCTGACGTTCGTGTAGGAGAAGATGACCGTAGACGACAGCTGATCGTCAGGCGTGCCGTTGACGGTGGCCGTCAGGCGGTTTTGCGGACGCGGCAGGGCCAGATTGTAGAGCGTGCCATCGACGCGCAGCTTAGGCGTGCCGTCACCGGTGATGTACAGACGATCGCTCGCCACCGGTCCCGGCTCGACATCCACGCGCACCGGCCAGCCCAGCCATTCGTTCCCGGCTTTGTAGACCGAAAGCACGTCCTGCGGCATGGTCGTGATGAAGCGGCCGCGCCGGATAGGCAGCAGCGCGCCGTTCTCCAGCTTCGTGTTCTGGGCCACCTGCGCATAGTTCTCCTGCAACAGGCGGGGGATGATGCGGGGGATTTCCCCCGCGAAAGAGCTAATCCGGATCATTGGCCCTCCAGCTTCGCATCGGTGATGTTCAACAGGAGCTTGCCAGCGCCTCCCATGCCCTTCAGGTCAGCCAGTGCGCCGGCAGTCAGGCGCAGCTCGACGGCTGCACCAGCGATGAAGGCCCGAGCCTGCGAGCCTTCCGCGCCGCGCTGGACGGAAATTGCATCACCGTTGCGCAGGCTGGCCCGGCACACCTCGATATTGCCGCTCTCGTCCTCGATCGTGACCGGGAACCACTCTTCAGGCTTCGTCGGGGTCGGGAACATATCGCCATGGCCCACGCGAACGCGGATCAGCGTATCGACAGAGGAAATGGCGGTTGCCAGCGTCGTGCGGGCGTTGTTTTTCAGTAGGACGGACATTCGTTACCTCACGTTTTTCTGGAGCCATGATTGGGTTTCCACCAGCCGCGCGCGCATGGTGGCCGCGTCCACGCCGTCAGGGATGCCGGTGGGGTTCTGAAGCAGGTAGGCCATGGTGGCGACGATCTCGAAGTGCCAGAAGCCGTACCACTGCTCTGAGTTGGCGCCGTCGAAGTTGGCCCATGTGAAGCGCATCGAGTCGCCCTCGTCGCGGCGGTAGCGCAGCTCCATGTAATCCCAGCAGCGCTTACCCACGGCGGCCACGATGAGGCTTTGCGCCGGCGACAGCTTTCCGGATAGGTTCAGCCACAGGCAGGCGCGCAGCAGCAGGGCGGCCGAGTGAGGCTCTTCGTACAGGCGCTGCGGCGGACCTTTGCGCGGATCGTCAAAGTCGGTCGGGAAGCCGTAAATCATGGTGGCCTTGCCGCCGATCGTGACGCGCTGGCCGTTCAGGTCAGGCCACAGCTGATTGATGAAGCTCACGCCGTCGAAGGCCTGATTGAAGGCCATGCCGCCGGCATCCTCGAACGCGGACAGGTTTCGGGACAGGTAGGCGAGCTTCGCGCAGCTCTCGATGACGCGCATCAGGTACCCGGCCCAGCGCGTGTTGGGATCGTCGTTCGTGTACACCCATGAGTGTGGGGTCGGATTGCCGAGGCTCATGCGCGCCGGCGTGTTCAGGACGAACGTGTGAGCGTAGCCGCCTCGGGTGCCGCCATCCTTCACCCACTTATCGCTCGCGGCCGCGAGGAAGAGCATCTGTTGCTCACACAGCAGCGCCGCCGGCGTCTTGGTCGCACCGCTGGCCGTGGCTGGCCGGATCGGATAGCTCAGGGAGCCGTCAGAAAGCGCGACAGGCAGCTGGGATGGGGTGATGCCCGGATGCACCGCTGCGGCGTCCTCCGCGAGGAAGTACCAGAAATCGGGCAGCTGGTAGCCGTGGAAGGGCGAGCCGTTCCAGCCCACGAATTGCTGCTTCACGGTATCGGCGTTGATGGCGAAGGGCATCGCACCCGGGAAGAACGGCATCACGGAGCCGGCCACCGCTTTAGCGACGTCAGCCTTCACGGCATCGGCCGAAGCGCCACCGATCGGGCGAAGCGCCACCAGCTTCAGCTCGTAGGCCGCCTTCATCTCGATGGAGATCCCGAAGCTCTCGAACCGCGTGCCGGCCGGCAGCTCGGTGTTGTCGCCGTCTTTGCGTTTGAACGAGGTGCGCGGGATCAGGAGGTAGCTCAGGGAGCCGTCAACCTTCAGCTCGGGCAGCTGGCCGATGTCGCAGTACCAGCGCGTGTCCTTGCTGTAGAACTTGGTCGATGACAGGTAGACGTAGCAGTGCTCGCCGGCCGCAAGGTTTGGCCGCTTGTTCATCGAGACGGCCACGAACAGGAAGTGATCGGCCTCCTGATACGCTGTTTTCTGCCGCCACTCGTCGTTGAAGCCTCGCCCGATCTGCACCTGCGAGACCGCTGCCGCTGCCGGTACGCTCGCCTTCAGCGCGCCGTTGAACACGTCGCCGGCAATGACCGATTTCCCGATAAGGTCCGGGGTCCACACGAACTCACCGGGGCGAACTGATCCACCGGAGCCGCCCACGCGGGACCAGAAGTTATAGCCCAGCCACTCGGAGCTGGCGCCCTTGGCAATCAGCTCGGCAGAGGGTGCCTTGGCGTCCGGATGGTTTGACCAGCAGAACATGCCAGACGGCTCGCCCGTCACCGGGATCGCGTCGAACTGCGGCATAGGCTTGATGACCTCGCGCAGGTCGCTGATTGACTGGCCGCGAACGGCAGTCCGGCGCATGGCCGCCCGCAAACGGGTCCACTTCGTGCTCGCGCCGTCGCGCGTATCGAGGTTGGCCGCCAGCGTCATGGCGTACTCGAACCAGCGGAACGTGTCAGGCGCGCAGGCCGAATAGCCCGGCTCGATCGGCGTCCAGACCGGATAGGCCTCTTCCGCCTCACCCTGTTTGATGGTGCCGGCGTTCTGGTAGCCGTAGACCACGTTCCACATGGCGACGTTGGCCGGGGCACCAGCTGGCAGCGTCACTTCGATGGTGTCGCCGGCAACCTTGTAGTCGGCCTCAGTCAGGCGGATCGAGGTGTCACCACCCGGTGCGGCGCTGTCAAAGGTCGGGCTGAATGGGGAGCTGTACAGCAGGTAGCTGGTGGCCGGGTAAATCATCCAGACCTTGAAAGCGTCCTTTGCCGGCAGCGTCAGCTTGCCGCCAGACGGTACCGCCTTGGCCGTGTAGTTGATGCCCTGCGAGGGGATGTCGCCGCGAGCTGCAAAGAGCCAGTGAAGGAGCGTGATGGTTTTCGGGTCTGACGGCACCGGCTGGCGCAGCATGGGACCGGTCAGCGAGCCGTTGCCGAGCGCATCGAGCATGTTCAGGCCGTTCTGACGGTACCATGTGGCCGCTGTCGCTTCGGCGCTGGTGCCGCCGGTGAGCACGCGGGATGCCAGCAACGATCCCTCGATGCCGATGCTCTGGCCCTCAGACGTGCCGCTGTAGGCGTGGAAGTAGCCCCCGCGCCCCATCTCGTTGTGCCATGAGTTTGTGATGAGGCCTGCCATGATGAGCGGGCCGTTGCCGCGTTCGCCGTGGCCGCCGGCCGGAATGTCGCAATAGCCATCGAGGCGCGCGACGTCGGCGTTTTGAGGGTTGAAAAGGGTCAGGATGAAGCGTTCGGCGGGTTCGCCGGGTTCATTGTCCAGAACGGGTACAGAGACGGTCTTGCTCACCTCCCCCGGCTCGAAAATCAGGCGGCCAGAAAGCGCGGTGTAATCCTCCGGCGCTTTGGCTGTGAAATCGACCGTGCGGTAATCGACAGTTACCAGCTTATCGGAGGGTTCGGAGAGCGTGACCGTAAAGATCGCATTACGTGCCATATTTGCTCCGGTAGAAAAAAGCCCCCAAAAAGGGGGCTTGGGGTGATGCCTGAAGGGGTTCGCTTACTCAGCTGCTTGTGCAGACTGGCCGGCGGTTTCCAGAGGCGGGATGTCGATACCGACTTCAGCCGCTACCTGACGCAGCTGATAGTCGAGGAAGCCCACGCCATCGGCAGCGTACTGAGCGGTACCAGCTGCTGCACCAGCAGTATCAGCGGCCCACTGAGCTTGGCCCTGTACCTGACCAACGGTGTTGGCCGCGTACTGTGCTTTGCCGTAAATCTGGCCCAGAACCACTTGCAGGTTGTTCGCTGGAATGTCGTCGATTGCGGCGACGGTTACAGTTGTTGCTGCTGCCATTTTCCTTTCTCCATTTGAGTGGCCGGGAACGCCCCGGCCAGCTGATTATATGTTGCTAATTCCAAACACGCATTATGAATTTGACAACACTTCGGACGAACTTTCGGACGGGGTTTCGGCGGTCCCTTCCTCCTGTTCAGCTGCGGCTTTCGCGGCCGCTTCCTGCTTCGCCAGAAAGGCCTCCAGCGCCGGCTCTGCCTGATCGAGCGGGTTCCCCTCGCCCGAGTAGGTGAAGCGCAGACGGTAAGGCTCGGAGATTGCCACGTCCCCGATCTTCACGGAAAAGACGGCTGTTGCCAGATGCCCGTCGAAGTCCTCCAGCCCGCGAGCGGTGTAGCTCACTTCGTGGACCTTCGGCTCGTTCTCTGTGCTCATGCCATAGTCCGGGTATTCCGTGGTGCTGTTCAGCGCTTTCTGAACGGTAACTGTCATGGTCGGTCCTTAGCGGTTGATGATGGGGCTACCATCGGCAATTTTAGTGACGGTTTCGGTCGGATAGGCCTGATAAATCCAGCGGTAGCCGTTGGAATACAGCATCTGCATGGATGGGCTTTTCGCCGTGTCAGAACATAGTACCTGACAGTAGACGTAATCCGAAGGTGAAGGCAGTTGGTCAAAGGTGTAATACGGCACGCGGTTCGCGAATTTGTCCGTTGCCTGAATGTAGAAGCGCTCGCCGTTCAGCATGATCGGGATGAAGTCTGCCGCGCCTTTGCTCATCTTCAGCTTGGTGTACAGCAGCAGATCGCCGGTATCTAAATCCATGCCGAAGCCGTTGTCGTTGTAAACGCCCCTGTTGACGGACCAGCGCGCGGAGGCCTGCTTGATGCCCGGCACCGCGCCGATGTCGGCAACGTCAACGTTGGTCAGCTGCGTGTAGAACGGCTTGCCGGTCTGCGCACGAGACAGGCCATTGCTCTCGATGAACAGGGCCGCGCTCAGGCAGTAGGCCGCCATCTTCACGTAGATCGTGACCGTCTGCCATGAGCGGGTGTACTTCACGTCTTGGATAGGGCTTGCGCCTTCGCCATGCCAGTGAACCTCGATCACGCCGGTGTCCTGCGAGTCCGGCACCTTGCACTCGATGAAGATGTCGCTGCGGCCGCCGCCGAAGCCGGTACCGGCTGGCACTTTCATCTCGCCGGCTGCACTGTTCCAGCCTGACGTACCCAACAGGCTCATGCGGCAGGTGCGGCCACGGTCCTGAAGGATGACTTTGCCTACTTCCACCCACTTCTCAGCGCTGGTGGTGTTGGTCAGGATGGTTTCGGAGAAATCGAACTGCGTGGACACGCCGCAATCGAAGCGTGAGCCGGTGATACGCAGGTCAACGCCGCCCTGATCCATGGCGTTCGTTACCCACGTCGGCAGAGGTTTACCCTGATCCCATGATGGGTCGAAGTCGGTACCGTTCTCATCAAGTGTCGCACCCTGCTCGAAACGGCAGTTTGTCTTGAAAATCTTGGCGTACTTGATTTTGGCCGGATAGGTGCTGTTTTCCATGATGACGGTATCGAACAGCCAGCCACCCTGAGAAATGTCGAAGGTGTATTCGTTGTTCGAGAACCACACGTTGCGCATGATCGACTGGCCGGCACGAATGGCGCGGATTGGCTCCACCTTCTTCGAGCTGGAGAAGTTCGCATTCGAGATTTCGATAGCGGTCGGGTGGTTCCAGCCGCCCGGATCGAGGTTTGACCAGCTGGTGCGCAGGAAGCCGCCGGAAATGCTGTAGGCGTAGACCTGCTCGAACTTGGTGTCGATGGTGTCCACGAGGTCGAACGTCAGGCCTGCGGAGTTGTTGACGCGGACGCACTTCACGCGAACGTACTCACCACGCGGGCACACGTTCTTCAGGAACGGCTTCACGTTGTCGGTGGTCGTGTCGATGTGGAGGCCGCTCACTTCCATACGGCGTGCGTTCAGCTGGAACAGCGGCACGGTGCTGGTTTTGTCGAGCGGAATAATCTTCGTCACCGGCACCACGCCGAACTCGACGTCTGGCCCCTTCAGGCGGAAGATCGACTGCTCGGTGCTGCCCGAAAGGTCCATCGTTCCCGACACACCAACCGGACCAGCTGGCAGACGGACGCCTACCGGGTTCGCCACGGCGTTTTTACGGGTCGCCTCGTACATCGCCTTGATTGCCGGCATGTCATCGGTGACGCCATCGACGCGGGCGCCGAAGTCGTAGATGGTCAGCAGCGCATCTTCCTGCACGCGCTTCCAGTACCAGTTGCCGTTGACCGGGCACACGGTACCGCCATCGCTGGTGGCCGCACCTGCAACAGCCTTGAAGATGCCGCCGCCGTGGGTAGAGCCAGCATTCCAGCCGCGCAGAATGACCTGCTGATCGGCCTTGGTCGGCACCACGGTAGCCAGCGCCGCCCATGATGGAACCTGCCCGATCTGCGAGAAGCCCATCGCACTGTTCAGCGCGTCCTGACGGTCCTGTGCGGTTTTCTTCTGAGCTGCGTCCTCATCCACCAGCCGATCGAGGGTTGCGCCTACCGTCTTGGCTTTGCCGTCCGCTTTGTCGGTGTGGCCCACCATGCTGGAGCCGTCGTTCTTACCGAGGTTCACGGCCAGGCCGAGCGCGGTGTCGTTGCTCGCCTGCATCCCCACCGGCGCACCGTTGCGGACAACGACGATCTTGCCTTCCATCTGCTCGATAGGCGGCAGCTCCGGCACCTTATTACCCGGCTCGAAGCGGAAAGCGCGGTTCAGCTGCTCTTTCGCCTGTGCGGCCGCCTGTGAGGCCATGACAACAGCCTGCACGCCGGCACCGCCCAGCCAGTCGGTCAGACTGCCCTCGTAGCCCTGAACCTTCGCCAGCTCGTAGGCGCTCAGGCCCGGATCGCCCTTCTTACCCTTCGGCCCGGTCGCGACGACAACAGAGGTCGTCACCACGCCTTCGTCGGTTTCCACAGTGATGCGGCACTCGTTCAGCTCGTCCAGCAGCACGGCATTCACCGGCGGACGCAGACGAACGTAGAAGGTCAGGCCGTTGCCCGTTGAGCCGTCCTCACGGCCGAGCACGACAACCTCGATCCCCTTTTCTGTCTCGCCCGGCGCAAATTCCACGGTGCCGGCAGCGGCCTCGTAGTCAATGCCGGCGTGACCGGTACCGTCCTCTGTCTGCCATGCCACTGTTACCTTTTCAGTGACGGGCGTTGACAGTCTGACAACAAACAGGGCGGTGGTAGCCCCCACAAGGCTCTTAGCCATAATCGTTTCCTTAGTGGTGTGTGATGGTCTTGCGCCGGGCCACCGTCCTGTTCCCCCGGCGCGCTGACCGATTAATCAGAGGCCAGAAGCGGCCCCAGAAGCTGCAATTTGTAATCCTGCGTCGTGGTCCAGTCATCGCGGACCAGCCCGCCAGTGTCGCCACTGTTCGGGTTAAAGGACCAGAAGGCGAAGGACATGCCGCGCTGCCCGTCCAGCAGCTCCCGCACGCCGTCGCCGTTGAAATCGCCATTCATGTACTTCATCAGCTCGGTGAGCCACTGGCGCTCATAGCCGCCGTTCGGCATGGCACCGACGTTGCCGCTGCCGTCCACACCAAAGTGGCCGCCGAACTCGCCAACCCAGACCGGGGCAATCGCTTCCTCGAACAGGAAGCCCCAGCGCTCGCGCCAGATGGCGTAGAGGTTGAGCGGCCAGTTGGCCGGCATGTTGCCCGCCTCATCGGCAAGCCACGTCTGCTGGCCTACTGACTGGCCGTATTCGTGCGGTGAGTATGCGAGGCGGTCGCGGTGCTTCAGCACTACCGGCCGATCGCGCACGCCGGCCAGCTGGCCGCCCCACCACGCGCCTACGCCTTTGTAGGTCGCCACGCCCTGCACGAACATAATCCACTGCGGCTGGATCTCGTGGATGGCGTTGCCGGCAAGCTCGGCATAGGTCGCCCACTGGTTCCAGTCGAGGTTATGCGGCTCGTTGTGCAGGTCCGCGCCGATCACCCACTCGTTGCCGGCATAGCGCTCGGCCATGAAACGCCAGCTCGCGAGCCACTTATCCACGGTATAGGTCGCATCCACCGGCGAACCGTCCGCGCCAGTGCCGGCGTGGCGGCGATGGTGGTCGAGGATGATATAGATCCCTTTGCCCGCGCAGTAGCTAATGATGGCGTCCAGCACCTCGATCGCGGTTTTTCCAATCAGGTTCTCGTTGCCGGCCTTCTGCATGACGTTGGGCTTCGGCATCTGCGTCGTGTTGCAGACGTCGCCAGAGAACGGCAGGCGCAGGCAGTTGAAGCCCATGGCCGCGATCTGGTCGATGATGGTCCGGTGTCCACGCGCCCATAAGCCGTGAGGCATGTAGAGGTCGCTTTCGGCACCGAACCAGTTGATAGAGCGCAGCTGCACGGCGCGATTGTTCACGTCCACGAACTGATTGCCGCTGGTGCGCAGGCGCGAGCTGTGCGTGACGGTACCGGTCAGGGTGGTATAGCTGCGGGCACCGTCACCGATGTTGATTTCCAGCTGGCCGTTCAGAGGCGCACCCAGCTCCGGGGCGAACGTGATGGAGATCGGGAAGCGCTCGCCCGGCATCAGCTCCGCGCTGCTGTCGTTCTTCTGCGAGTAGCGGCCGCTGGTGTTGATGCTCAGGAACCGCACTGGCAGCTTGCCGGTGTTCTGGACCATGACGGTCTGCGGGTCGCTCACACCGCCGTAATAGAAGCCGGGGAAGTCCAGAACGGCAGGCGTGACCGTGATTTCCGGCTCATCCTCGGGCACGACAGGCGGCTTCAGGTCGCGAACGCTGACGATCGCCACCTTAGGCGGCGTCACACGGATGCGGGCGATCCAGAGGGTTTCCCCGTCCGTCACCATGGCGAAGTGCAGCTGAAGCACGCGGCCCTTGCTGGTGGTCACTTCCACGCTGACGGTCGCGCGCTGTGCGCCACCCAGACCGCCGGCCACCCAGAGAACCATCAGGTAATCGTTGAACAGGAGCCGGGTCGCGGCCATCGGGCCTTCATCAGCCCACGCGCGGCAGCTCACGATGTCCTCGCCGCCGGCCAGCTGGTCCATGAGGTCGATCGTGTAGTCGAGGACGTCGCGGGAGGCTTTGCGGTGGCGCTGCATGATGGTCGCGCCGAGGTCGGTCACAACACGGTCGCGCGGTGGCGGCGGATCGTCGGGCGTGAGCGGCACGCCCCGGATAGCGTCAGAGGTAGGAGGGTTTAGTACGGACTCGCGCACGCTGTTGCCCCCGTTTGTTGAATGCGAAGTTGCGATCGAGCGCGCCGGCGAACTGACTGCCGAACAGGGCGGCCATCTGCGGGTTCATGAATGGCTGGTTCGGCAGCAACAGGAGCGTACTCAGCGCGCCGGCCACCAGCTCTTCGGAAAACTGGTCGAACATCCACACTGGCAGCGTCTCCGCGTTGTCCGACGGCATGAGGAACATCGAGACGTGAACCGTCCCGGTCCCGCCCGGATGCAGCATGATGGCGTTCGGCCACATCATCGAGAACTGGCCCGGCCGGCCGGTCTCGTCATCCTCGCCGGGTCTGGTGAGCATGTCGGTCGAGAAGGGCACCGGTTCGAGCGGGTCGCCGTCGAACGTCAGGCTCTCGATCTCGAACAGCGCGGTACCCGGCAGGATGGCCGGAATGTCGTTGTAGCGGCCGGCCACCTCGAACTGGTCATGGTCACGCCAGCACCGCGTGCGTTTACACAGCTTCACGGCAGCGGCACGGACGTGCTCAACAGCGGTAGGCTCCGGGCATCCGGGCGCCCACTGCATCACTTTGGGTAGAAGCTCTTCGATGTCGCGGATCATTGTTGCGTCACTCCAACAGCGCCACCGCCCACGCCGGCCTTGTTGTTAGGCGACATGTTCGTTTCGACGGTGACTTGAATGCCAAGGGCGTTGGCGAACTGCTGATAGTGGAGGCTCGCGCGCTGGGCGTTGCCCGACTCCTGCGCATCCTTCGAGCGGGACCGGTACAGCACGTAATCCAGCAGCACGCCGAAATAGATGTCATCAATCGGGATCGGCAGCTCGTAGCTCGCCAGCTCGTCCGGCTCGCCGGTAGGCTCCACTACAGCGGGAACGGCAGACAGAACGACTTCCATATAGCCGGTGCCGTCGTTGCCGGGGTAGACGTAGAAGGCCCGAGGGTTCGCCTCGTCAAAGATGAAGTGCTTCACCTGCTGGGCGAACGGCACGCTGTAGCTGTCGTGCCAGCCGGGTTTGATGGCGTTGATCGTCTCGTTCGACACCACGGACAGCACCTTGCGCGGCTGGCGGTCTGACTTCTCGCCCCGCACGTTGCGCACCGGGCGCAGGATGCTGTTGTACTTCTCGGGCAGCTGCTGGAGCGTGCCTTCGTTCAGGTTGAGCGTGACGGTTTGTGCGGTGGCGCTGGGCTTCTGGAGCACGATGGCCGTCAGCCCGTCGTTCAGCCACCCGCACAACTCCGTCAGGGAGGTGCGGCGCGCGGTGAACTCGCCGGTATCATTCAGCAGGATCCCTGCCTTCTCGAAGAGGTCGCGCGCCGTTCTCATCAGTCGTCGTCCTCAGCCAGTGCCGCAACGATGTTGGCCGGCTTCATCTGCTTGGACGGGTAGCGGCCGAACTTCTCTTTGAACTTCTCGCGCAGGCTATGCTCATCGAGGTTCGCCAGATCGGCGGTGGTGGGTTCGGCCGGTGCCGGGGCTTCGCTGGCCGGCTTCAGCACGTCCGGGGTTTCCGGGGCTGGCTGTTCCGGTGCCGGGGTGTTGTCGTCTTCAGCTGGCAGCTGCTCGGCTTCGTGGTTCTCCGCGCTGCTCTGGATGTTGATGGTTGCCGGCGCTGGTGGCGGGGTCTGCTCTTCGGCGCGGTCTGGTCCCTGAAGCTCGGTCAGGGTGGCGTCGATAAGCTCGTAGCGCTCCTGATCCGGAAGCTCGTTCCACTCAGCCTCAGACAGGCCAGAGTCCTCGAACGCCATGGAAACGAGGTCATCCAGCTCGATTTCGTCACCGCCGTGGATGGTGTAGCGGGCATCGTGGACCTGTGAGCCGTTCAGGACGCGCGTAGGCAGCTGGTCCTCATCATCGCCAGTCGGTGCCGGTTCGTCAGCGTCTAAGGCGCGGTAGGCCTCACGGATGCGCAGCAGCATGGCCGCGTGGCTCGCCTCGCCTACTTCAGCAACGTGGCGGCCGTCGAACTCGTCAGACGGGCGGAAATGGTACTGACGCTTAGGGGCGTCTAAATCTACTTTAGTGCCGCCCGGACGGATAATCAGGCATTCAATTTTCATCGGGATAACCTCGGGAAGAAATGGGGAAAGAAAAAAGGGGCTTTCGCCCCTCTTTCCGTTGCGGGCCTTACTGCGCGAAGTGCAGCTGCAAGGCGACTTGCTTACCGGCCACGAATGGCACGGCGGCGTTGAACTTCACGCCGATAGAGCGGGCCTTGTCGGTCTTTTTGACGAACAGGGCGTCGGTCTTGCCCAGACGCTGAATGCCGTCCAGCGCTGCGCCGGCGAACAGCTCGTTACCCATGGTACGGGCTGAACCGTCATCGTTGGTCGGCTCGCCCGGCTCACCGGACATGATACCGACGTCAGCGGTCTGGCCGGCCACGCCAGCGCCACCGGCGAGGATCAGCTGGGCGTCCACGATGCGCGCATACGGAGGCAGGATAGCCAGCTCCAGAATGTCGCCGGAAGCGAAACCGCCGGCCGGGATAGCAACGTGGAACAGCTGGCTGTGAAGCGCGCCAGCAGTCTGAGGGCGGTACGTCGGACGAACGCCCGAGGCGAACTGCGTAGAGATAAGTGCCATGTGGTGCCCTCCTTACTCGTTCGGGTCTTTGGCAGCGGTGTCGATGGTAAGGATGCCGAAATCGCGCTTGTTGAAGCGGGTTTTGGAAATCCCGAGGATGGTACCGGCTGCGACGGTCGGCTCGTTGCCGAAGTCGTCGGTCTCTTCCTTCCACGTAAAGCGAAGGCCACCGGCGGTACCGTAGGCGATGACAGCTGCCTGACGGCCGAGGAACAGCGCGCGAGCTGCCTGCACGTTCTGGCCGGCACCGTAGTCGTTCATACGGATGACGGACTCGTGCGAGTGCAGCACGGCGTTGTTAATCATGCCCAGCCCGCCCTTAAAGATCGGGTTGTTCTTGCCTTCAGCAGCTGCGGCCGCCTTCTGCACTTCCAGCCAGCCACGCTCGCCCACTTCGTTGCGCAGATCGTACTCCTGATACGGAGACATCAGCACGACGTAGTGCTTCTCGCCGCCCACGGAGACCGGCAGCAGGTTCGCGGTCTTAGGATCGCGAGCACGCATCATACGGGCTTTGGTGGTGGCGCGTTCGATGGTGACGCGGCTCATCTTGTCGTCGGCAGTCAGTGACGCCTTCGAGTTGGCCGCACCACCGAACAGGAGGTGTTGTGCATCAGGCTGGCGTAGCGGGTTGCCCGCGTGGCCGGCATAGTCGAAGTCCTCAATGAAATCTTCATTGGTACCACGCAGGCCAGACATGTAGACGAACTTCAGCTCGTCAATGTACTGCGCCCAGTAGTCGGACAGACGATCCTTTGCCACCTTACGCAGGTCATGCGCGGTGCGCTTGCGGGTCATCTTACCGCCTGCGGAAACGGATTTACGCAGCTGGTCGATGATTACTTCGTCGGTGAAGAACTTCAGGGCTTCTTCCTTGCCTTTCAGACGGTCATCGCCGGCTGTAGGCTTGCCGCGCAGCTGCACGGACAGGTCGAAGGAGATGCGGTCGCCGGCGTCGGACTCCAGATCGGTCTTACGCTGGATGACGCTGTTTTCGCTGGTGCCTTCAAAACGGTCGAAGTAGCTCTTCTTGGTAGTTTCTACGAAGAGCTGACCTGACCATTTCTTCTGGGCCTTCGGATCTCCGAAGGGAATTACGGTTTGACCCATAGTGCTATGTCCTCAAAACGTGCGGTGTGGTTGGGTTGAAAAACCGCACGTCATGCGCAGCACTTGATTTGTTACGATTATCGTGTGTGTGTTGTCATAATGCAAACACTGTTCACACGGCTAATTTGGGCTTGTCAGCGGTGCTATCCTCCTGTGTTTCATGCGGTTTCAGCTGACGCCTGATGAGCACGTCGTCCGGTGCATCTATCACAAGCGAAGCGATTTGGCCCGACTTCCGGCGAAGAGTTACCTTCGTCCCGCCGATTTCGATGGTTTCCCCTACCCGCAGGTCATGTTTAATCACGGTCGTTCCCCTCAGCCTGCCTGCATGTAAGCGTCACGCTCGGCGTCGCTCATTTTCATCAGCGCGGCCTCGTACTTCTCCGGATCGGTCTCTGCCAGACGGTCGAGGTGAGCGTATTTGCCGTCCTCGGTGTCCGTCTGCTGCGATGCCGGCACGCGGCCCAGGGTTGGTGGAACCTCTACCGGTGTCTTTTTGCCCTTCTTCGGGTTCGGAGTGTCGGTCGCTGGTGGGGCGGTGATGCCTAAATCCTCCTGCATCAGCTTGAAGGCCTTCTCCAGATCGCGCTGGCCGATGGTGCCGCCGGCATCCATGGTCGCGGCCGTCACCTGACGCAGTTTGACGTCGAAGGCGTTCCACAAGGTCTCGTTCTTGCCGATGATGGGGTTAGCCTGCACGAAATCCTCGCAGAGGTTCGCCCAGTCCTCCTGACTGCGGCTCTGGTTCGCCTCGGCGGCCAGCTCTGCCTTCAGCTCCAGACGATCGAGCTTGGAGCGCTCGCCGTTCAGCTCACGGATGCCCTTGTTGTACTCCGCGAAGGTGATGTCGCCTTCATCGAACTTCGTTACCAGCTCATCCTCGCGGGTATCGAGGGCGGTGCGCTGGGTCTCGATGTCCTCTGGCACGTCAGAACGGAACATCTGAACGCGGGTGCGCTGGCGCTCCTGCTGCTCTTCCTGCTCCTGCTCGGTACCGGGCTTAGGCTCTTCCTCGCCCTCGGGCTTGGTGCCGGGCTTAGGCTCTTCCTCTTCCTCGGCCTCTTCAGGCTTGGGCTTGGTCTGGCCTTCTTCCAGCTCTTCTTCCTCGTGCTCTTCCTCTTCCTCGGCCTCCAGACCTTCGCGCTCTTCGTCGGTGAGCATTGCCAGCTCTTCAGGGGTTAAACCGTGTGATGCCATGATGATTGTTCCTTATGCGAATTGACCGATACCAGCGCCCTGAGGCTCTGGCTGTTGTTCCTGCTGCGCCGGCTGCTGCTCCTGTTCCTGCTGCGCCGCCGCTTCCTGTTCCTGCTGTGCCTGCTGCTGCTGTGCCTGCTCCTGTTGCTGTTGCTGGGCCTCTTCCACGGCCGCCTGTGTGGCTGCATCCTCTTCGGTGCGGGACATGAAGCCCGACTCGTGAAGGATGCCGTCTGCCACTCCCACGGCGCCCGGTGTCTGGATGGCGGCGATTGCGGCCTGAAGTGCTGCGAGCTGCGTGTTGACGTTCTCGCCGGCCAGTGAGCCGAGCACCTTCTTGACGTCTGCCTGCACCTTGCCGACGCTCGCCATGTCCTTCTGTGCGGCTGCTTCGTCGCGGGCGATCTTCGCCATGGCTGCGCGCTGGTTCAGCTCGGCCTGCTGCTGCTCTGCCTGCTGCTTGGCCTGTTCCTGCGCCTTCTCTTCCGGCGTCATTTCCTCCGCGTCCGGGTCGCGCATTCCCGTGACCTGACGGATGCGCTTCACGATCTCGTCGCGGCTGGTAATGTCCATGCCCTCTACGATGAGGTCGAGCATCACGAGCGCAATCTGAGGGGCCACCGGTGCCAGCTGCTGCAACAGGGCGAACAGCTCTTCCGTCTGGGCCTGCCGGACGCTCGCGCGCCAGTCTGCATCGCTGATGATGAAATCGGCCTTCGAGCGAACGATGTCGTTCTCCGGCAGTCCGTCGTTCACCTCGATATATTCCGGGGTGCCGCGCGCGTTCGTGATGCGGAACTGCTTACGCTCGGTGAAGAACTGCTCGATAAGCGACAGCTCTTTCGAGCCATGGATCTGCACGGCGAAGCGTAGATTATCGAAAATCCCGGCCGTGGTCATGCTTCCCTGCTCCTGACGGGCGTTAATCGCTCGTCCGCTGGTCGCATTGGTAGAGCGGCCCATGTTCTCATCGGTGACGCCAGAGAGGGTCTGGATCATCGAAATAGACCGGCTCATCAGGTCAAGGTGCGCCGGCGCAAGCTCCCGTTCGGCGTTGATTTCGAGCTGGTAGCCCTTTTTCTTCACCAGTATGGCATCAGGGCGGGAAACTTCCTCCGCGAACTCGTCGAGGTCGTCTACCGCGCCCTCATCCATGATGACCTTGTTCGTGCTCAGGATGTGCAGCGCCTTGGAGGCACGCTTGTTGATGTCCTCCTGCATGTCGCGCATTCCCCGGATCATGCCGTAGGGAAGGCCATCGCGGCCACGGCGGTAGCACCAGAGAGGCGTGAACGGGAACTGGTTGTGACGGTAAGGCGACGGGGCGTGATAGAGCATCCCGACGTTGCACATGATGGCGACGTGCATCTGCATCATGGAACGGTCGGTCGGCACACCTTCGCCGTCGTCAATGCTCTGCTGGTGGCCGGGTGACGGGTTCTGTTCGTCAAACAGCTCGCCGGAGAAGTCACCGCCTACCATGCGCTTGGCCTTTGTGGGCTTGCGGTACCAAACCTCGATCAGGCGCACGCGGCCACGCTGGAAACCGTCATTGAAGGCACGGATAGAGGCATAGCCCGACAGCTGGTTCTCCATGCTGTCCATGGCGTCATCGCCCTGTTCGTCCAGACCGTAGGCCTGATTGCCGGCAGCTGCGGCGCGCAGGGTACCGATGCGGTCGGGGAACATGGCCTCTGCGATGTCGAGATCCACCCACTTGGCCCGGAAGATATACCGGCAGTCCTTCAGGTCTTTCTCGGTGCAGGCGCTATCCCAGAGGATGTTGCGCCAGCTCTCGTACCGGGTGAACACCGGCTCGCCGTCGTCCTCGTTCTGCACACCGGTCTCAATCCAGCCGATGCCTACCTTCACGCTGTCCTCGAACGCGCGGGACCGGTGGAACGGCGAAGCGTTGACGTCGCTCAGGTACTTCATGAGCTGGGTTTTGCGCTCGGCCGGCTTACCCGCGTCCTTGCGACGGGGCAGGATCTTGTAATCCGTGCGGCCGCGCTTCTCGGTACCCAGCACCCAGTTGATGCTGGAGGAAATCACGTTGTAGACCAGCGGCACCTGTCCACGGTCGCGCAACGCTCGGGCATCCTCTTCCCGCCACTGGTCGTTGTCGTAGAAGTCCTCATCGCGCGCCATCTGCGCACGGTTCTCAGACTGGCGATCAAGCTCGTCCTCATACAGACGAAGCAGCCGGCGGTGGGCTGCTTCCATCTGGGGGCTATCGAGCTTGCTGCGCTGCTTCGGAGTGTCGGCGTCCTGTTCCGGCATCCGCGTGTAAGGGTCGGTGCTGTCTACCCGTCCATTGGCAAAGTCCATTCCGCTCGATTTGATGTCGTCGTCAAACACGTTGGATGATCTCCCGGTGCGTGACTGCGCCGCTGTTGCGGTCAGTCTGGATGGCATCGGCAACCACGATGGTCTCGCCCGACTTCGGTGGAATGCGCAGGAGGTCGCCCAGATAGTCGTGAACCAGCGAGGCCACCTTCATGGCCGTGAAGGGGTTGGTCGCGTCCATGCCGTTCGCCTGAAGGAAGGCCACGGTCAGTCGCATGTTGGCGCGCGGGTCCGCCTCGATGTCGTCGGGGTTCCAGCGCCATGCGTCGTCCACCTCGATCACCAGCGGCACGCCGGCGCGGTAGGTAGGAAGCACGACAAGGCACGGTCGCAGTCTGCGTCCATGCCATGCACCGTAGATTGTCAGCTCGCCTCGGGCCTTGGTGAAGGCCGGCTGCGTCAAGTCCAGATCATAATGAGCCATTAGTTTCACCCTGTTGCGTTAATGCCCTATATGTTGCCGTTTTGACAACACATTAGCCACGAAATTAGAAATACTCGATGCGTGTCAGATACCTCTTGGCCCAGTCCTGTGATGCGATCGGAAGCGGCAGGGCGTTGAGCGCACCGAACGCCAGCTCCGTTTTCGTCCCGTCGCTGTAAATCAGCCGCACGCCTTTCGCACCTCCTTCGCGTCTCACGTAGACCGAAGAGGCGGCACGATTGCCGATCACCGGTGACGTCGCGAGGGTGCCGCGTTCTGCCTGCGGCCAGCTGTGACGGAAGTTCGAGTTAGCGCCCTGCCACGGTAGGCGGAACTCCGTGAATGTCGCCTCGCCTGCCGGCACTGACAGGGTGAAGTAGATGAAATTCACCGAGTCCTGCCGGGCGATATAGAAGCGCGACTGCGGAGAGTCGGCACTGAAGCGCCCCTGCATCTTGATGCGTTGCCAGCCGTTCGCGAAGGCCTGCTGCTGCCAGTCTGCGGTGTCTGGCACGACGAACGCGGAACCATCGTAGACGCCACCCTTGCTGTAGCCGGCAGTCGTGTTGAAGGCCGGACCACCGTTGATACCGGTGTTGGCCTGCACGGTACCCAGACCACCGCCATAGGCTGACCACTTGCCGTCGTTCGACTGGGTGGTATTCACGATGTTGGCGAACACTGGATCGGTGATGAGGTTCGAGGTGGCCGGCTCTGGCTCATGGCGGCCAACCGGCACGCCGTCGCGGAACTCCAGCGGCCATTCGTTCACGGCTGATTGCTTCAACGAGCCATCTTTGGCGACATAAGAGTGCGCCGGGCCTGTGAACATCAGGCGTCGATCGAGCGCCGGCGTTAACAGGTCAATCACCGGGACGCTGCCGCCCCGAGTGAACGAGCTGCTGCCGGTGAATGAGCGGATCTTCACGGCAGGTAAACTCATAGCTTGAACGCCTCCCCTTTCACCTTCACCTGCGTTGTGCCCGTGTCCGTGCGGCGAACGCTGATCTGGTTGATGTTGGTGATGCCCTGAATGAGGCGCGACTGGCCGTTCAGGATTGGGAAGGTGTTGGCGCTCCCATTGCGTCGGTACTCCAGATCGGCACCGGTATCGTTGGTGATGTCCAGCATCTCAGCCCCGAGGTTAGGGAATGCCACGAAGTCGGTACCGTTCGCGGCCGTCGTCTGGACCGTGCCGTTGACGTAGGTGAATTTCGGCGCACTCACGGCCTTGGTGATGTCGTTCAGGCGTCCGAGCAACGTGTTCATGGCCGGGTTGCCGGACACATCCCCGAACCGGGAGACAAGCGGCGTCAGGTCGGTACCACTGCCACCGCCCACCGCGACCGGGTTGCCGTCCATATCCACGATGATGACGAACGCACCGCCTGCGGCTCCTTTCTGGGCTTCCTGCCTGCCTGCTTTGTTCTGATAACTCATGCCTACCTCTCGTTATGCGGCTAGGCCGCCTCTGTTGCGACGCTTCGGACGTTTGCCCGCTGGCGTCTTGGAATGTTGGGTGTTGGTGAATGTCTGGGCCGCCTGCCTGAGGGCGTCGGACGCTTCCGAGTGGATGTCGTGAAGCGGCTCATCCGTGTACGTCTGGAGCTGGTTGCTCCATTTCTTCTTGTAGGTCTCGATGTGGACCACGCCTTCCTTGCACCCTTCCTCATCGAACCAGCACGAGGCGAGGAAATCGCGGGTCGCCTGAATGCCGTGCTGGATCTCGGAGATACGCGGGACAATCTCGATCTTGGTCAGGCCGAGGTTCTCCAGCATGGTGCGTGGGCTGTTGTTGTTGGTCTCGCCCTGCTTCTCGTGGGTGCCATCGTGCGGCAGGTAGTGACGTCCCCAGACGCATCCCGTCTCCTGCTGGTACTCCTGCATCAGCTTGACGAAATGGGCGTATGGCTCGCCCCAGCCTTCCACGAAGTTGATGAAGCGATGCTGCACGCCAACCTGCTGGTGGAACCAGATGGCCGTGCCGTCGCCTGCCCCGATGTCCCAGAAGGTGTTAACCGGATAGCCCGGCTCGAACGGTACCCGCGTGAGGCGCTTCTCTTTGCGCACCTTCGCCATCTGGACCGCATAGTAGCAGCCCTTATTGGACACCTGAAAGGCTTCGGCCGGTGTGGATGGGTACTCCTGCCACATCGACTCTTCCTCTCCGGAGAAGTCGTTGTCGCGGGTCGCTATCCACCATGCGCGCTGCTCGATGTCGATCGAGCATCCCATGATGCCCTCTACCTTGTCGAAATACTCATGGTCTGCCCGGCTGATGACCACGCCTTCCGGGTCCATGCGGTAGTTCGACTCCTGCCACCATGGGAAGAAGTGGAAGCGGTACTCCTTGGGGGTGAGCCTGCGGCCCAGCTGCGCGAGCTGTTCGGCCTTCGTGGTCATCTTGTAGAAGTGACCGTCCCGGCCTTCTGCCGTGCTCTCAATGAAGAGCATCCCGCCTCGGGTGGGAACGGTAGGGATAGAGCCTCGGACAACCTCTTCGGCCCTGTCCGGACGCTTGGCGCATATCTTCCCGAACTCGGAAATGTGCAGGTACTGCATGGTGCCCGAACGCATCGACGTGGAGACGCGGATCGAGCTGTTGTTGTGGGCGAACAGAAGCTCTTCAGCTGCGTCACGCTTCAGGGGCATCACCTCGCGCAGGTGAGCCGGCAGGTTGAGGTAGGCGAACTTCACCTTGTCTCGGAAGATGGCCTTCGCCGCGTCCTCTTCGTGGGCGATGATGCCGGCGCGCACGTTCGGCCGGAACAGGGTGCAGTCGAGGAAGAAGATACATAGGAACGTCGTAAAGCCGAGCTGGCGGGCCTTCAGGATGATGTTGCGGCTGTGCATCCGCTTGATGAGCCGGCGCTGCGCTCTGTTGGGCTTGAACGGGACCACGAGCGCGTCGTCGTCGTCGTCGTTGTCGTCACCCTTGATCATGATTTTGTAGAGCTGCCCGGAGCAAATGCGCCACATCGGGTCAGAGAGGCACACACGCAGGTCAGCTGCGGTATGCGGTACGAAGTCGTGAGGAACCGGCAGGCTTACCGTGGGCGGTGCCTCGTGTTCCTGAATGTGGGTCTGCTGTGGAGCTGGTGGAGCCTCCCTAAGCGCTAGAGCCATGATCGAATGCCCCCGCAAAACGTGCGAAATGTGTAGTTACGTTACTTTCCGTGCGACAATCCCCGGCTCTGGTGTCCGATTTCTTCCTGATCAAAGAGGGGTGCGTATGGGTGGTTATGAGCTGAAGCTGTGGCGTGTGGATTTGGGCTGGTCTCAGGAGCGGGCAGCGGAAGAGCTGGGGGTAAGCCGCAAGACCTACCTCAGCTGGGAACAGCGGGGCGCCACGCGGCTGGTGGAGCTGGCGACACGTCAACTCACCATGCGTGAGCTGTGGCCGGACGTTGCGACGCGCCTGAAGCGCCTGAGTACCGTTGCCCGCCAGCATTAGTCGTCCACCGGCTTGAGCGTTGCGCCCGGCAGAGACTCCAGCAGCGCTACCAGCGGGTTCTCCTTGTCGCCCTTCAGGGTGAGCTTATCGTTGAACATGCCGAGGTGACGGGCCACCATCTGCGCAGCGGCCATCTGGTCGTGCATCTTGGGCTTGATGCCCTCCTTCGTCATTTCCATGCCGGCATAGAGCATCCGCGCAGGTCCGGAGAGGAAGCGCGTGTCCTCGACGTGCATGTGGCCATAGCCGTCACCGTCGCAGTTCGGGCACTCGGGATGAGGCTCGCGCTTAGGGTTGAAGCCATAGCCGCCGTCGTTCGTCGGTAGCGGTCGCTGCGGGCCGTCGTCGTCGTCGTCGCGTTCGCTGGCCTTCAGCAATGCCTCTGCGAACTCGTTCTCATCGCGCCACTGGTACTGGTGCTCGATGCCGTGACAGTGACGGCAGCAGTCGCGCCGGTAGTGAACGATCTCGTTCGGGTCTGCGGTGGCGATGTGGACGAGACGACGCAGCAGCTCATCCTGACCGTACTGAATACGCTCAGAACGGGCCGCCATGCCCTTCTTGATGGCCTCCTGCACCTTGACCAAACTCAACAGGCGAGAGGCCGACTGCTCGCAGGAGCGGCGGTTAGAGCACTTGTAGGCGCGCTGGTAGGCACGCCATCCAATCATGTGCTCATCCATCAACAGTTCATCCACAAAGTTTTGCTGGTCTGAGGTCAGCGCTTCTTTGTTCGGGGTCGTCCTAGAACGCTTAGACGGCGCTCTATTCTTTTTTGCCTGAGTAGGCGGTTTCTTTGTTGGCATCGGCTGGTCTGCAAATTCAGTGGGTTGACTCC